TTTTGATTATGTGGATTCATTCTAGTAAATAAGAGATGTATTTCTCATCAGCTATATCTTTTGGTTGAAAAATATACAAGTCATCTATATTAATAAGTATCCAGAGATTATTATATTTATCCTGAAAAATATGCATTTATTAATCTATCAACATTTTTTAATATTTTGTAATATATATGAAAATTTTTTATTAATTTATAAATTGAAAATAATTCTTTTTATATAAAAAATTTTTCTTTAAATAAATTATATAATTTTTATATATATTCTAGAATTATTTAAAAAATCTATGCTATTATTAATGTATTTAAATTAATATCATATCTTGTAAATTTCTATTATTAGAACAATTATATTCACAGATTTCCATATAATCACATAATAGCACTATTTGGTTTATCACCTACTTATAAATTATTTTTCTATTTGATAATATTAAATTAAATTTTTCTTTAATATTTTTTCTAATTTTCACATTTCATTGAAATCATATTTAAATACAATCAACACTATTTCTTTTAACATCGTGTATTATTACCAATTTGTATAGCTTTTTCTTCAGCATTTTCTATATAATAAATAAGATCTACTGTTTCATTTTTATCTGCATAAAATGTAGCATGCATATAAATTTTTACATTTCTTTATTTAAATGGTAAATCTTTATGACTACATGTTCTCACCCTCTTCCTATAATTTGTTCTATTCTATTTATATTATACCATGGTTCTAATATATGTATTTGTCTTATAAATTTAAAATCTAATACCTTCACTTCCGGCCATAGATAATAATATAACTTTTAATATTTCACCATTAATATTATCTATCATTTGTAGCAGCTTTTAAATCATATTTTTATTGGTGTTAAATATTTTATCACCTGTTATTATATATTTAGCGGTTTAAAATTTCATTAGTCTAATACTTGAGATTTTATTTTATGATATATATCTAATTCATCAGTGGTGGTTTTTAAATAAGATTTATTTGTTCCATATCTTTTAAATCCATAGATTCTAATGCTAAAGCAATGGAATTAATCCACCATCTATAAATTGAGAATAAATTATAATAGGTCCATTAGAATTATTATACAATTCTAATATAGTTTTTATTTTGCAACTATATTTCCTATATTTTCTTTTAAATATATTTGAGTATATTTTTATAATTATAATTATATTCTAGATTGTGGATCATTATTCTTCAAACATAATATAGAATACCATTTTTACCAACTAAATCTTTATAAATTTAATATCTAATAATTGTATCTATTATAGTCTTTATTCTAATAATTTATTTGGATAAACAATATTTAAAGCTTCTAATGGTTTTTGTAATCAGTATATTTATATTGATTCATAATTGTGTATAATTTTTTATAATTAATATAATTATAAACTTTTTCTTGATAATACATTAATTTATTATATATATCAAATAATTAATTTTTTATTATTTTATTATTTATTTAAATCATTATTTGGATATTTAATTATTTTTAATACTTTATTTCATATTAAATAATTCTGGTAAAATTCTATAATGGAAATATAAATGGATTATCACCTTTTACATAACTTATATATCCATTCAATTTTCTTATTAATAATTCTTTACCTATTTCATTATCATCATCTTTTTAAAAGAACCATCGCTATTAAAAACATCAGAAAATTCTATTGTACTTCTTCTATCATTTAAATTTAATAAATTTAATAAAAAAATTATTTCTTTATAATCATTATACATTGGTGTAGCAGATAATAAAACCAATTTTATATTTGAAACATTTTTTAATAAAAACATAAAATTTTGAGCAACTAGTTTATTACTATTATCATTTGAATTTCTTATATTATGTATTTCATCTATTATAATTAATCTATTACTAAAAAAATTTTCTAATTTATTTTTAACTAATTTATTAATTTCTATTTTGCCAAATTTTGATTTGTCAATATTTATTTTAGATTTTTTAATGATTAGATTAGCAAATTCAATATACCCTATAAAAATATAATAATTATTAATTAAAGTATTTATGTGTTTTATTATATTTTCTTTGGATTCATTAAAATCCAATAAATTTAAATCTTTTATTATTTCATTTCCAACACAATTTTCTAAATTCCATTGGTTATTAGTATAAGTTAATTTACTTTCATCAAATAATTGTAATCTAAAATTCTGTTGAACATTAGGTGATGCAACAATTATTATTCTTTGATTAATATTATTATATTTTAAATATTTTCTGGTTTGTTCTGCTATACCAATAGCAGAACATGTTTTTCCTGTACCCAAACCATGATACAATAATATACCATTATATGGCGTATAAATTGAAAGAAAACTTCTTAAAAATTCCTGATGTGGAGCCAATTGAAATTCTTTATTACAAATTTTTTTAGCTTCTTCTTCTATATTTGTTTCTTCATTTATATCAATAATATATTTATTTATTGCAAATTCTTTTTTATTTGCAATTTTTACATTAAATAATTTATCATCTAAATGAGGATATAAATAATCATATTCTAATATATTTTTATTTTTAATTGAATCAGAATTTAATAATTCTATTGCATTCAAATAATATTGCAAATCTTTTGGATTTTTTATATCATTTTTTTACTTCTTGTATTATATTTTTATCAGGCGGTAATTTATTAATATTATCTTTAAAAATATTAAATAAATTCATATTTTTTTTTCTTGTAGTTTCATTAATACTAGTTTGATTAATAATACCATCTGAAGTAGCGATTGAATCATTTAATGATTCAATTAAATTACTTGAATAGCTATTTTCTGAATCATTTTTTATGCTATTATTTATTGAATTTTTAGAATTAATCATATATATTAAATATATACTTTATAACATTTTAATATTTTTATTATTTCATCAATTAATAATTTTTTTTCATAATTATAATCTCTTATTTTATTTTTAATAGTATTAATATTTTCCCATTTTATTTTACTTATTTCATTTAGTTGAAAATTATTTTCAGGTTTATCATTATTATTCATTAATGCTAGATAGTATTTATGTTTATATGATTTTAAATTTGATCCAGTAAAAATTTCTTCAATCGGAAATATATTTTGTAAAACTATTAGATTTGATTTATTATAGCCAGTTTCTTCTTCAAATTCGCGCAAAGCACATGTTATATCTTTTTCTTGATAATTTCTTCTTCCTTTTGGAAATCCCCATTCAGTTTCTTCATATTTTGTATCTATTGATTTAATTAAATTATCCAATTTAATCATTTTGTTATTCAAATAATATCCTTTTTTTAATTCTTCAAATTTTATCTTTGAAAGTTTTTCTTCACTTTTATATTGATTAAACATTTCATCTCCCCAAATATAATTCCATAGTTCATTGAATTCATTTTTTAATATTAATTCATGTTCTTGTTTTGTCATTTTTTTAAATAATTCTGTTATATATTCATTATCTTCTAAATTATATTTTCCTCGCATAAAATCTATAAATGCCAAAGTATCTTTCCTATTTACTATTAAAATTTCTAAATTATTTTTTATTTTTCTAAAAGCTATTATTCCTATGCTTGTTATTGGAATTTTACATTGATGAAATAAATGACCAATTTTCCCACAATTATTACAAAAATTATTTTTTTTATATAAATTCATAATGATTAAATATGTATTATTAATTATTATATTATTGTTTTTATATTTTATTTATTTAATAATGAAATTAAACTCAAAAATTTGGGGTCCACATTATTGGTTTGTATTATATACTATAGCAATTGCATATCCAAATACACCAAATGATGTAACTAAAAAAAAATATTACGATTTTATACAAAATTTGCCATTATTTATTCCAGATTCAGAAATAGGTAACAATTTTAGTATTTTTTTAGATAAATATCCAGTTAGTCCTTATTTAGATTCTAGAGAATCTTTCATAAAATGGGTACATTTTATTCATAATAAAATTAATATTTATTTAGGAAAAAAAGAATTAAGTTACTATGATGCTATGAATACATATTATTACCATTATGAAGAAAAAAGAATAAAAATTAAAGATGAAAAAAAAAATAAACATAAATATATTTTTTCTTCTATTATTGCAAGTTTAATTATTATAATTATTATTATGTATAAATCTTAAAAAAATATATTATGCTATTATAATGAAAATAGAATATTTATTTATAATAATTTTAATTCCTATTTTATTGAATATTTATTATGACGGCAAAATATTGACTTTATTAAATAAATTTAATATCAAACAATATGAAAAATATTATAAAATGGCAATTATAATTTTTATATTTTTTTGCATTTATATTTTTATTAAAAAAAATCCAAATAACAAAAAAGATTTTTTTAAATCTGCATCTAACTATGTTAAATATTTACCAGTTGATAAAAATACTACTGCAATGTTACAACCTTTTTTAAATATGGCATCTAATTATAATGATAATACATACTCAAATAATAATTTAACACCCCAACAATCAAAAATATTAACATCTGGAGGACGATCTAATAAAAGATCTGTTAGTGAAACAAAAAAAAAATATGTTGCATCCCAACAAAATTGGAAATGTAAACATTGTAAATGTCAATTACCTGCTTGGTTCGAAGTTGATCATGTTAAAAAATTAGAATATGGAGGATCAAATTCTATAGATAATTTAGAAGCTCTTTGTAGAAATTGTCATGGTAAAAAAACAGCTTTTGAAAATTTATAATTTAATATATATTATAATATATTTAAAATATAATATATATAATGTTAAATGATATACTTAATATTATAAAAGATCTATTTAAATATATTAAACATGGTTTTTACACAATAATAGAATTTTTTTTAACTAATAAATATCGAAAATCATTAGCATTTTTATTATGTTTAATAATATTTTATCCATTTTATTTATTATTTGAAAAATTTTTTATAATAGTTAGTGGAGAGAAATTTACTTATTCAAAATTTAATTATCTTTTACGTGGTTTTTTCTTACTAATATCTATTATTATATTTTATTTATTATTATTTAGAAATAAAGGAAATGATAAAGAATCATTAGCATACTTTAAAAGCATTTTTCAAATCGATGATAATACAAAATTTAAAAAATTAAATAAATTAGAATTTAATGAAAAAATATATTTTCCTTTAAAAAATATTTTTCATATTACCCTTATTCTATTTTTTGTAGGATTATTTGGAATTTTTTCTGGTTTATTATTCATCTATTTTTTAAATTTATTTAAAGAATCTACTAATTTATTAGCATTTTTATTAATATCATCAATTATTTTTACTATTTTATCGATTATAGCAATCATATTTAAGATTACATTAAAACAAAACAATTGCAATAACATAAATCAAAAAAATTTTATGAATAAATTATTATGTATACTTTTTAATATTATATTTTTTATTCCTTGTTTATTAATAATTTTTGCTGATTCAATAAAACAAGAATTAAATAGTACATCTCCTACTATTTTTATAATTTTTGCACTTGAAATATTATTTGTATTATTATTAATTATAATCCCAAAAATTATTGAATTTTTAGATGGCAAAAATGATTATGTATTAAAAAAAAATGAAATTTTATATTTAAATGAAAAAAAAGAAATTGGTGATTTTTTCCCTCTCAATAAAAAATTTAATACTCAAAATTCCAAAACCATTTTTAAATTAAATAAATATTCTTTAAATTATAGAACAAAAATGAATGATAAAGATTATAAATTTAAAAATAAATATGATTATAATTATATTATTGGATTTGAAATATATTTAAATCCACAGCCAAGAAATACAAGTTTAGCATATAATAAAGAAACAGTTTTATTTAATTATGCTAATAAACCTGCAGTTTATTATGATGGTAGAACGCATGAAATTATTATTAAAACTACATCTGTATCTCAAGAAAATGATAAAGAATTAAATGGTAAAAATTTAAAAGATAATGTTGTTATGAGATTTAAAGCAAATTCAAAAAATAATAAATATCATTTTAATTATCAAAAATGGAATAAATTTTTATTAAAATATAATGATGGGAAATTAGAAATCATTTTAAATAATAAAATTGTAGGAATAACAAGAACAATACCTACTTTTAATTTAAGCGATAAAATTATAATTGGAGAAGAAAATGGTATACATGGAGGTATAAAAAATATTTATTATAAATCATTTAGTGATAATGATTGGAATGATATTTTCTCAGATTTAATAACAAAATTTAAATATCTAGATATTAAAAAAAATACAACAGAATGGATAAAAAATGGTGCCAATAATTCTAATTTTAATTTTAATTAATTAATATAGTCTTCAAATAATTATTTTTTTAATAATAAATATTTAGTATATTATATTACAATTTTATATTTTTATTTTATTTTATTAAATTATAAATGAAATTTGCAAATATTATTATAATAGGTATTATTTTAGTTATAATATATATTGTTTTAACAAGAACTATATTGAAAACTAATATTGTTTATGATAAAATCTTAGATGCTAATGACGATACAGCTGATGTTACAACCGCAAGTAATAATGAAGTGTCATTTATATCAATAAATTCAGTAAGAAAAAATTTAATACCAAATGATGTATTAAATGATAATTTAAGCAGTAATTTAATGATTAGTGTTTGGTTTTATATAGATAATTGGGAAGTTGATAATAATATTGAAAAAAATATTTTATTTGTAGGTAATAGTGAAACAAATACAACTGTTGGAGATTTAAGAGATCCTGTTATGACAGGCGTAAGTCATAGAAAATGTGTAACAGCAGATGCAGCAACGGGACAGACACCAGCGCATAAAAGTCTTGCATTAAGTCTTGGTCAATACGATAATGATCTTTTTATTGATATTAAAACCTTAAAACCCGCATCAGAAGCGGCGTCTTGCACTGGTGAATATTATACAAGATTTAAAATTGAAAATATTCCTATACAAAAATGGAACTGTTTAACTATAAGTATTGATACACTTTTATTAGATGTTTATTTAGACGGAAGATTATATAGTTCATTTATTTTACCTGGAGTTTATGATCCAGAAATTGGTAATGGAAGAGGTAATAACCATATATATTTAGGAAATTTAAGTCCTTTATCTACTGTTACAGGCTTTAATCAAGGATTTGTTGGTTTTATAACTAGAGTTAGATTTGAACCAAATGCAATAAATACTCAAGATGCAATGAATATATATAAAGCAGGTATTAATAAATCGTTATTGAACTCATTATTTAATAAATATAGTCTTAAAGTTTCATTTTTAGAATATAATAAAGAAAAAGGATCATTTAGTATTTAGTATTTTAGTATTTAGTAATTTAATTAATTTTATATTTATTAATATATAATAAATATAAAATGGATAAACTTAAAAGCGTAGGAAATGATTTGAAAAATAATATATCAAATGCAACAGAGCAAGCTAATAAAAATTTAGAAACAGGAGCTGGAAATTTGAATAAAAACTTTAATAATAAAATAATGAAAATTGCTCCTATGGGTGCAGAAAATATTTTAAAAGGAAGTAAAGAATTCTTAAATACTAATTCAACTGTCGGAAAAGGTGTATTTTTATTTTTAATAATTTTTATTTTTATAGGGCTTTTTGGAATATTAACTAGAATAATATATTGGCTAATGTCACCCAGTGAAACTCCATATATATTATGGGGAATGAAGAGTGGTAATAGTCCAATGACAATATCACAAGCTTATGCAGAAAAAAATTCTATTCCACTGTTTAGAAGTAAAAATGAAAATGATGGAATTGAATTCTCATATGCTTTTTGGATGTATGTAGAATCAAATATTGGAAACTCAAATAATGATACATATCAACATATTTTTCATAAAGGTTCTGTAACTAAAACAGATGAAAATGCAAGAAAAGAAGGATTATTTGCACATAATAATGCACCAGGTGTATATTTATATACTGGAAAAGATGATGCATTAAACGATGCATATGGTCTAAATATAGATGTAGATGATAGATATAGAATTTTATCTTTGCTAGTTCGTATGAATGTTTATAATAATTCAAAAGATTTAAGAACACCATATAAATATTATGAAGATGTTAGAATTGAAGGAATTCCTATTAAAAAATGGATTCATGTTGTTATTAGAAGCACAAGTCAAAAAATTTTGGATGTTTATTTAAATGGTAAAGTAGTAAAACGTGTAAGACTATCAAATGTTATAAAACAAAATTATGATGATTTACATATAAATTTAAATGGTGGTTTTGATGGATTTTTATCTAATATTAAATATTGGAATCATGCTATTGGTACATTTGAAATAGATAATATGGTAAATGCTGGACCTAATCTAAAAATGAGTAAAGAAGACTCTTTAAATAAGTCAAAACCAGATTATTTATCAAATAAATGGTATTTTAATGAAAGCAAAGTAAATTATTAATAATAATTATAATTATTATTTAATATATAATAATTATAATTATGTTTTCTAATATTTATGATTCTACTAAAACACATTATATCATAATATCAAAAAATATAAAAAATGATAAAAATGTTGGTATTAAAATCAATATTAAAGGATATGTACCCAGCGAAATCTTTTTAAATAACTATAATAGTTTAAATAATTATAATTCTGAAAAATTAAAAAATCGAGTAATATTTTGTGCCAATATTAATAATAATAGTGTAAGACCTTATATTTTATTAACGCAGCAAAATATAAATCATAATATTAAATTAATATATAAAAAAACTAGTGATAATATTAATAATTTAAAAGAACCTCGTTTAATTTTTAAGAAATATTCTGTTGATTTAAACGATAAAATATTTAACAATAAATTTTTATTTACTAGTAGTTCTGATACATCCACAAAATTAAATGAAGTTTCATATCAAAATAATATATTAAATATTGATAATGAGGATAGTTATATAAATCAATTTAACGTATCAAATGAAAATTATAGATTAAAAAAATTAATAATTTGTTATAATGTATATAATCAATATAGAAAATCTAATTTTTATAAAATTAATTATAATGATTTTATAAATAAAAATTTAATAACAAATACAAATTTTGATATTAATAATAATCAAATTGAAATTGCACTAACATCTGTACATAATGAAAATAATTTTCATGAAAATCAAAATTACAACTTAATTTATAAAAATCAAAAAAATAATATTTCAAATAATATGCCAAATAAACCATTATATAACAATATTTATTATGAACAAATATATCATTTTTTAGATAATTCTGATAATAAGTTAATTTTATTAAATAAAAATTTTTTTATAGAAGAAAAAGACTTTAATTTTTTATTATTTAATACATTAAATAATATTACAACTATAGAATTAAAATTACGATTTTATAATGAAATAACTAAAGAATATAATAACATTAACAACTATAATAATATAAGAATAAATTTTTTTGTAAATAAATATAAATATTTTGTAAATTCATTTTATAAAAATAAAATAATTTTAAATAAAAATTTCACATATTTACATAATAAAATAATTAATAATGAATCTAATTTTTTTAATAATAATAATATAATAAATAATAAAGATAAAATTTACATATCCTTTGGCAATAATATACTTGGTGTTACTAAATTAAATTTATTTAATAATTTTAAATTTATTAATAATAAAGTATATATAACAAATAAAATTAGATTAGATTTAAATAGTGAAGAAGAAAACTATATTAATAATGCTCATTATTTATTAGAAAATGATAGTTCTAATTACAATAATAAATATTTTTATAATATTTATATTAATTATGAAGATACATTGAGTAATAAAATTTTAAAATATAATATAAATAATATAAAAAATATAATAGATTTTGATAATTATATTAATAACTATAATAATTATTATATTATTAATAATATAAATAATTTTTTTGAAAATAGAAACAATTTTGATGAAAATATTTTTTTTTCAAATTCTTTTTTGTATGCAGAAAATGAAAATAATATTACTTATGATGTTGATAGATTTAATTTAAAATTACATGATAATTTTAAAAGAATAAGACCAAATAAAAATTTTTTAAGTTTTGATATTGATGGATATTATATTTTATTAAACTTCCGCGAAAATTATGATATTGTTTTCAATGCAGATTTTAAATTAGAACTTAGAGATATAACAAATAATTTAATTTTAAATAATCATAAAATAAATTTATCAATTAAAATTACTGCTATTGCAGGTGGTGATTTTAAAAATGTTAATTGTGTTTTTGTTTATCATAATCCATCTACTACAACAGATCCATCATATTTATTTCCAAATAATAATATAGAAGTTATAAAAGAGCCAACAATTGATAATATTTCTAAAGCTATAGAATTATTACCTGGAGAATCTAGAGGAAATAAAAACACAACAATTATTCCAATAAAAAATGGAAGTAATTTATCAAGAAAACAAATACAAGGACTTATTGGTTTAAATAATATTCCGAGATTATTGTCAATTCAAGCTTATGATGAAAATTTTATCGAAGGTCGTGGATTTTTAAATCAATATAGAATTGAAAATGATTGCTTTACAAATATTGATAGAATTAAATTCAAATTAAATTCACAAAAACATACTTCGGTTAAAAATAAAGAACGTTTAAGAAGTGATATAACAAATAAAAATTTAAATTTTGCTAATTTAGTGAATAATCAACGTTTAAGTAAAAATATAACTAATGATTGTACAAATGTATACAATGATCCAAATAATATAAAAAAATATTATACACCATTTAAATTTTTTAGAAATAAATAAATAAATGTTTATTAAATTTTTTTAAAAAATTGATTTATATTTATAATAATTTTATTATAAACATAAATTTATTTCATATAATAAATGGAAAATATAAAAATAAAAGATAAACATAAACTATTTAAATTATATGATTACAATATTTATGATGAGCAAAGCTTTGATGATAATTATGATAAATATAAAGATAATAAAAAATTTGTTATTCAAGCTTTTGGAATTAACAGTGATGGAAAAACAGCATCTATCATTATAAGCGATTTTAAGCCTTTCTTTTATATTAAGGTTGGTAATGATTGGAATGAAAAAATAAAAACAGAATTTATTATTCATTTAAAAAAACGAATGGGTAATTATTATGAAGATTCTATAATAGAATCTAAATTAATTAAAAGACATAAACTTAATATGTTTGATAATAAATATTTACATACATTTTTGTATTTATCATTTAATAATACATTAGCATATAATAAAGCTAAAAAAATATTTTATAATGAAACTTATGAAAATGGTAATTATGAAAAAACTTTAATAGAAGAAGGTTATATTTTTAATAATGAAAAAGTAGTCACTAATTGTTATTTATATGAAGGTGATATACCTCCATTATTAAAATTATTTCATATTCAACAAATTTCTCCAAGTGGTTGGGTATCTTTGCCTATAAATAAATTAATTATTATTCGTGATAAAAAAACATCATGTTATTATGAATATTCTATAAATTATAAAAATATTATACCAATAAAAAATATTGAAGCTCCGGTAAAATATAAAATTTGTAGTTTTGATATTGAAGCTAGTAGTAGTCATGGTGATTTTCCACTTGCCATAAAAGACTATAAAAAATTAGCTTCTAATATTTTAGAAAATTATAATAATTTATCTCAAACCGACAAAGAAAATTACGACGAAGAATTGTTAAAACGAGAAATTATGACCGCATTTGGTTATGATAACTTAAATTATATTAATAAAGTTTTTACTAAACAAAAATTTAATGATAAATTACAAGTTGATAATATTTTTGATAATTTTATAAAATATAAACCTGGTGAAAATAATAAAAAAAATGAAGAATTTTATGAAGAATCTAGTGATGATGATGATGAAGAAAATTATAATGAAACGGATGAAGCTGTATTTTACAAAAAATCTAAAAAAATTAAAAATTTTACAAAAAAAGGAATTCCATTAATTGATGTTATAAAAGATGATAAAATAGAATATGCAACAAAATTGCATGAATTAAATATTGGTTTAAGTACATATTTTCCACAATTAGAAGGCGATATTATTACATTTATTGGTCTTTCATTTATTAATTATACAGAAAATGAACCATATAAAAGAATAATTATTGTTAAAGGTGGTTGTAAAATTCCTGACAAATATATTGAATGGGCTAAAGACAATAATGTATTAGTTTTAGAAAGAAATTTAGAGAAAGATATTCTCACAACTTTTACAAAAATTATAAACAAAGAACAACCTCATATTATTACTGGTTATAATATTACTGGTTTTGATTGGCCATTTATGTTTGATAGATCTAAAGAATTAGATTGTGTCAATGAATTTTTAAAATTATCTAAAAATAAAAATGAAATATGCATAAAAAAAGATTGGAAAACCAATAAAATAGATATTGAAACAAGCAAAATTGTTTTAGCAAGTGGAGAATATAATTTAAGATTTCCAAAAATACCAGGAATATTAATCATGGATATGTGTGTAATATTAAGAAAAGAATTTCAGCTTGGTTCCTTTAAATTAGATTATGTTTCATCTTATTTTATTAGTGATTCTATTAAAAATGTTGAATATATTGATAACAAAACAAGAATCTACAGTAAAAATTTGATGGGAATTACATTTGGTAGTTTTATTAAATTTGAAGAAATTGGTTTCAGTAACAATCCATATAAAAATGGTAAAAAATTTGAAATCGTTGATATAAATAAAAATGAACATTGGTTTGAAATTGATGGAATTGAAAATATTGATATAAAGAATATTAAATATAATTGGGGATTAGCAAAAGATGATGTATCTCCTCAGGAAATATTTTCACTAGCAAATGGCAGTGATTATGATAGATGGACTGTAGGTAAATATTGTCTTGGTGATTGTGACAATGTTATTTGGTTATTATTAAAAATAGATGTAATAACCGATAAAGTAGAAATGTCTAATTTATGTGACGTTCCTTTAAGTTTCTTATTATTGCGTGGTCAAGGAATAAAATTACAAAGTTATGTATCTAAAAAATGTGGCGAAAAAAATACTTTAATGCCTACTTTACAAAAAAATAATAAATCTAATGGTTATGAAGGAGCAATTGTATTTGAGCCTAAAGAAGGTATTTACTTAGAAGATCCCGTAGCTTGTGTTGATTATAGTTCTTTATATCCTTCTTCCATAATTAGTGAAAATATTTCTCATGATAGCAAAGTTTGGACTAAAGAATATGATTTGTCAAATAATTTAATAAATGAAACAGGTGAAAAAGATGAAGATGGAAATTATAAATACGATAATCTATTTGATTTGGGTTATAATTACGTAGATATCAAATATGATACTTATAAATATATAAGACCATCTGAAAAAGCTGCCGCTAAAAAAGTAATTACTGGATATAAAATCTGTAGATTTGCTCAATTTCCCGATGGAAAAGCAATAATGCCTTCTATTTTAGAAGAACTTTTAGCTGCTCGTAAATCAACTAGAAAAAAGGCAGCATTAGAAGAAGATCCATTTATTAAAAATATGCTAGATAAAAGACAATTAAGTATTAAAGTAACAGCAAATTCATTATATGGTCAATGTGGCGCTAAAACTAGTGCATTTAATGAAGATGATGTTGCAGCATGTACAACCGCAATTGGACGTAAATTACTAATTTATGCTAGAAGAATTATAGAAGAATGTTATAAGAATATAGTAGTTGATTTAAGTGATGGAACTAAAGCACTAGTAAATGCTGAATGTGTTTATGGTGATACAGATTCTGTATTCTTTAAATTCAATTTACAAAATCCTGAAACAGGTAAAAAAATTATTAATAAACAAGCTCTTATATATACAATAGAATTGGCTAAACAAGCAGGTGAATTAGCAAGTAAATTTTTAAAGAAACCACATGATTTAGAATATGAAAAAACTTTTTGGCCATGGATTATTATGTCTAAAAAAAGATACGTTGGTATGTTATATGAAGAAGATCCTGAATATTGCAAATTAAAATTTATGGGAATTGTATTAAAACGAAGAGATAATGCTCCAATAGTAAAAGATATATATGGTGGCATTATTGAAATATTAATGAAACAAAAAAGTATACCTGTTAGTATTAAATTTTTACATGATTGTCTTAATGATTTAATTAATGAAAATTATCCTATTGATAAATTGTTAGTAACTAAATCGTTAAGAGGATACTATAAAAATCCTAATCAAATAGCACATAAAGTTTTGGCCGAAAGAATTGGTCTCAGAGAATCTGGTAATAAACCTGGTGCTGGTGATAGAATTAGTTATGCATATTTTAAAAATGAAAATAAAAAAGTACTTCAAGGTGATAAAATAGAAACAAAAGAATTTATTTTAAAAAATAACATACCATTAGATTATATTCACTATATTAGTAATCAGATCATGAAACCATTATTACAAATTTATGCATTAGAATTAGAAAATATACCAGAGTTTAAAAATAGACAAAATCAATTAAAAATTAAAAAAACAGCAAAAGAATTATTATGGGAAGAAGAACTTGAAAAGATAAATTTAAAATGGAAGGACTCTGAAAAATATAAAAAAAAATTAGAAGAATTAAAATGTAAAGAAGTTAAAAAGATTTTATTTGATAAATACTTGCTTAAATAAATTAAAAGTAAAAAATATTTATTCATTGAATACATATATTTTTTTAAATATAAAAATATATATATTTCTAGTTTTATTTACTGCACTAACTAAATTAGTACTTTGTTTTTCTTATGGTTTTTTTTCTATTTTTTCTAGTAGGATGAGAAACATTATGAATTACCGCTGATTTTTTTCACGTTTTGGATAATCTCTCGCTTTTACAGTATCCATTATATATTTATATTTATTTTATTTATATATAATATATGGCAATTAATAATATTACAATAAAAAAATTAGCAAAATATTCTAATGATTTTAATAAGACTCGTTCTAATAAAGTTTTGAAAAATATAAATACAAAAGGAAGTTTTAAAAATTTAGTTTTAAAAACAGATTATATACAAAATAAAAAAAATAAATTTAATAAAATAGTGAATATTAAAACAAAAATTACAAATCAAAAAAACAGTGGCAGATGTTGGATTTTTGCATTTTTAAATGTTATTAGATATTCCATGATTAAAAAATATAAATTACCTGAAACTTTTGAATTCTCTCAAAATTATTTATATTTTTTTGATAAATTAGAAAAAGCTAATTTTTTTTTAAATTATATTTATGATAATAAAAACAATATAAATTTACAAAACAAAATGTTTAATTATAAAATAAATGATATTAAACATCTTTTTTTTATAGATAGTTTAACAAATGATGGTGGACAATGGAATATGTTTGTTAATTTAATAGAAAAATATGGAATTATTCCAAAAACAAATATGGATGATAATTTTCATAGTAAAAAATCATATGAATTAAACAAGTTTTTTAATAAATTTTTAAATTATAGTATTAAAATTATAAAAAATAGTAAAAAACCAAAATCTATACTACTTGATGAATTGTTAAATAAATGTTATAAAATTTTAGTAATATTTCTAGGCGAACCACCTAAAAAAATAACATGGGAATATTATAAACAAGGTAAAGATAAGAAAGAAGAATTTAAATATGTAGAAAATATAACACCATTAACATTTTATAAAAAATATGTACCATATAATTGCAATGATAAAGTATGTTTAATTAATTATCCCTGTAAAAATATTCCATTTTATAAACTATATAATCAAGAATTAGCTTATAATATTATAAATAAAAAAGGCACTAATTTTATAAATTTACCTATTGAAATAATTAAAGATATTATTAAAAAATCTATAGATAATAATGAAGCTTTATGGTGTGGTTGTGATTTTTCTAAATATATTTCGAGAGAACATGGAATTTTAGACAAAGAAGCTTTTAATTATAAAGATATTTTTAATATTGAATTTGATATGGATAAATGTGATGAAATAACATATAGATCATCATCACCTTCACATGCTGTAGTTATAAAAGGATATAATTTAAAACATGGAAAGACTAATGGATACTTAATTGAAAACTCATGGGGCGATGAAAGTGGTGATAATGGTTACTATTTTATGTCCGAAGAATGGTTAGAAAATTATATGTTTGAAATTGTTGTTGATAAAAATCTTTTATCAAATAAAATAAAAAATGTTTTAAAATCAAAACCAATTTTATTACCATATTGGAGTATTTTTGGATCATTATTGAAATAATATGATAATAAGTTTAAATATAATTTAAATTATATTTCTATAATTTAGATTATATGTCTTTTAATAATATAAATATTCATAATCAAGACTATAATAATATTTGTATGATTTGCCATGAATCTTATGATAATTCAAATTGCTATTGTTTACCTGAGTGCAAACATACATTTCATGTTAATTGTATAGTTACCTGGTTTAGAAATGGAGATTCAAGGTGCCCTTATTGTGGGAATAAAGGAGTGAACTTTTGTTCTGTTCATAATAAAACTTATTTTTATAATTATGGAAGTTATGAAAATCAATTTATCAATGATATAAAAAAAGTTGTAAACCATGATAAAGATAATGAATTATATAAAAATATATTAAAAGAATTAGAAAAATTAAAAGAATTAGAAAAAAAACAAACTCTTATTTTACAAAAAAAGAGAGAATATGATGAATTTATAAAAAAAAATGAAGTTAATTATAATGAAGCAAAAAAAAATATTAAGAGTTTTATGAATGAAAAGCAAAGTATTTATCATGCAATCATCAAGCATAAATTTAAAATTGTAAATAATAGTTACATCATCCCATTAATTTTGCCAATAAAGTTAAATATCTAATTTTAAAAAAAAATAATATATAAAAATGTTTTTTAAATATAATTATGATAGTTTCCCTGTAGTAAATGTTAAGCTTTTTGGCTATATTAATAATGACAATGATTTTAAAAAATTTATGGAAGAATGGTTAAATATTTATAATAAAAAAATAGATTTTGAATTTGTTTTTGATACAAAAGATTTATTAGGTTCTGATTTAAAATATACAATTTATATGGCATTTTTTATTAAAAAAATAAAAAGTTTAAAATATAAATATTTAAAACATAGTAAAATTTTATTATATAATAAATTCATTTATTATATGGCAAAAATAATTTTTATTTATGAAAAACCAATAGCTCCTATTGAAATAATTTTACATGATAATAATAATAATATAATAAATAGAGAATTAATAAATCCTTAGTTATTTATCATAAAAGAAAGAGAAGAAGATGAATTACCTAAAAAATTATTTGTAATTTCTCTCGATAAAAATCTAGAAAATTGTCTTCTAGTCAAAACAAGTGAAGTATTATCATTTATAGTATAGCTTACCATATTACTATTTGTTAAAATATTATGTCTACAAACAGGACATGTTTTATTTCTTTTAAGCCAATTGATCAATGGATCTTTTTTAAAATTATGTTTGCAAAATTTTATTTGACACACACTACAATTATTACTAAAATCTTCTTGGGTTATTGGACAAGAATCATTTATTGGATTATTAATATCATTGTAACTTAAATCATCTACATTATTATCAATTATTTCATTTAAGTTTCTATCAGAAATTATTTTGAATAATTCTATATTTCTAACTGTTTCCTCATTTTCTTGATTTCCTTGATCTCCTTGATTTTCTTGATTTTCTTCATGTTCTTGATTTCCTTGATTTCCTTGATTTTCTTGATTTTCTTGATTTTCTTGATTTTCTTGATTCATATTATAGCTGTTTTCATTATATGGATTTTCGTTATATGGATTATGATTATATGAATTTTCAATGTCTTGATTATAATAAGGATGTGGTAAATATAAAAAATTTGAGTCTAAATCACTTCTACGTCTACGACGATAATTTCTATTATTATTCATGTTATTATTGGATTCTAAATAAGTATAAATATTGCTTAAATTATTACTTGTTTGACTTAATACATTTATACTATTATTTAATGATGTTATTATGTTTGAATAAGCATAAATTATATTATTTGTTGAATATATAAAATTAAATTGATTATCGCTACTCATTATATATAATATCTAAATATGTTTAAATATATAACATAAATATAATTATTTAATGTCATATAAAAAAGATAATGGATTAACTGGACTGGCTAATCTTGGAAATACATGTTATATAAATTCAGCTATGCAAATTTTATCTCACTGCCCAGAATTAAACAATATTTTAAATAACTTTAATAAAAATAATTTATATAATAATAATGAAGATTCTATACTATTTTTAGAATGGAAAGATTTAAATGAACTAATGTGGTCTAAAAATTGTACAATTGCACCAAAAAGATTTATAAAAACAATTCAAAATGTTTCAAGTAAAAAAAATATAGAATTATTTACTGGATTTGCTCAAAATGATCTTCCTGAATTTTTACTATTTATTATTGATTCTTTTCATAATTCATTAAAAAGAACAGTAAAAATAGATGTTATTGGTAAAAGTAAAAATAATTTAGATAATTTAGCAAAAGCATGTTTTAATATGATTAAAGAATTATATTCTACAAATTATTCTGAAATATTTCAATTATTTTATGGAATTAATGTTTCATTAATAATGGATATAAATAACAATATATTATCGTGCAAACCAGAACCATATTCTACAATAAATCTATCAATACCAAAAAATATAAAAAATCCAACAATTTATGATTGTTTTGATTTTTTTACAAATGAAGAAATTTTGGATGGGGACAATTGTTGGTTTAATGAAAAAACAAATACAAAACAAGTGGTTAAAAAATCATTAAAATTTTGGAATTTTCCAGAAATATTAATAATAAATATTAATAGATTTGATAATTTTAATAAAAAAATTAACACATTAATAAATATTGATGTTGATAATGTAAATTTAAGTAATTATATTTTAGGATATGATAAAAGCACATTTGTTTATGAAATATTTGGTGTTTGTAATCATGAAGGAAATTGTTTTGGGGGGCATTATTTTTCATATATTAAAAATAATAATAAATGGTATAATTTTAATGATACTATTGTTACTGAAATAAAATCAGACAAAATTATAACAAATAAAGCATACTGTTTTTTTCTTAAAAAAAAAAATTAATTATATGTTTATTAATTATATTATTTATATATATTAATAAACTAATGGCATATTTAAATAATATTATAGATAATTTTTATGAAAATTTAAATAATTTTGGAACAAACCCTTTTGTTTTAATAGTATTAATTATAATTATTATAATTTATTATGTTATTTTTTCATTTTTAGGAAATTCAAATAATGAATCCGATAAAAAATCCGATGGATTCGCTTTATTTGAATCATTATTATTAGCTATTGCAATAATACTAATATTTATTAACGGATTAGCATATTTTTTTAATATAAATATAATCACTGAAATTAAAAATTTGTATTCTGAAAACCCTGAAATAGAAGTAAAATCAACAAAAAAAGATACATCAAATAATGATTTATCATTAAATGATTTTTTAAAAAATAAACCTGATAAAGAATCATATCATATTCCTGGTAATAATTTTACATATCATGATGCGAAAGCAGTATGCAAAGCATTTAACTCCGATTTGGCGACATTTAAACAATTACAAGAATCTCAGAAAAAAGGAGCAAGTTGGTGCAGTTATGGTTGGACACAGGATCAACTAGCATTATATCCTACTAGTGATTTTGATTGGAAAAAATTACAAGAAACATCTGATCAGAAATATAGTTGTGGATTACCTGGAATTAACGGTAGCTATTTAGATAATCCTTATGTTAAATTAGGAGCTAATTGTTATGGTGTTAAACCATATAAAAGTAAATTAGAAGTTGATTTATTAGGCGATGATCATAATATTCCAAAATCTGAAAAAGAAATATTATTTAATGAGCGTGTTAAATATTGGAAAAATAGATTGGGTAATATATTAGTATATCCATTTAATAATAAAAATTGGTATATGGTAGCCAATAGAAAAGAATTTGCTGATGTAAGTAATATTTCGATAAATGATATAAGTAATAATGAACCAGGTATCGATTCTATATTATTACAATAAATATATAATTATTTTTAATAAAAAATTATATATTTATTACAATAAATATATAATTATTTTTAATAAAAAATTATATATATACAATGAATAAAGATAATGAAGATAATTCTAAACCAAATCAATTATTATATTATACTGGCAAGGAAGGTTTATTTGATGAAAAACTAAATCCAAATATTGATAATACTGAAAAAATTTCAGGAGGAAGCGCATTATTTAGATATTTTTCATCAGATATCATTGTTAAACAATTTAATGGTTTTGTTTGTAGCCCTTTTTGTAGTAAAATTGATAATAATCATTTAATAATAACATCAAGAAATATAGATATACTACACGATAATTTAACGAGATTTCAATTAGAAATAATAGATGAAATGTTTTCTAATGAAAAAAATAGATTTTATAAATTTTGTAATGAATTAATTAAATGTTTTGAAACATCAAGTGAAACAAAATATATAGTCTTTAATCTATCATTAGAGTTTTTGTCATCAGGCTATCCAGATTTTAGACACGCTAATCTTGTTATAATTGATAAATCAAATATTAAAAAATGTAAATACTTTATTTTTGAACCACACGGTTACAATTTTCCAACAGATATTTATGGAAATACAGGTATCCAAAGGAAAGATGTAAGTAATTTTTTAAGATATTTTTTTGAACGACTAAAACAAATATATGAAGTTAAGTACCCCGATCCCGATATATCACTTCATGACTTTACAGAAGTGATTAAACAATATACAGGAATTCAAAAAGAAGAAATTGCTAATTTAGAAAAAGATTCATATGGTAGGCCGATTAGATTAATACATAATGAAGGATTATGTGTTACACATGTTTTATTTTTTGCATTTAGTTTTTTAAATTTTGAATTTGGTGAAATTCGTCGTCCTGAAACAATGTTTGACGTAGCTTCAACTCCTAACGAATTTTTTAAATCAGATAAAAACAAACATCAAAATATTACAATTGAACAGCATATTGAAAGTTATGAACATTTTATGAAATATACTGGAGACGATAATCAGTGGATACATAAAACATTAATAGCATTCAATAACAAATTAACTAAATATATATATACTGTTTATTTATTTCAATTTTATCAATATCATAAAACACCTATAAGAGTAACGAGAAGACAGAAAGCAAGTAAAAGATCAGATACTTTTTCTGAAAATATATTTAACAAATCTATGGCACCAATGCAAACTGTTGATATATTTATTGTAGAAAGTGTAAAACAAATAATACAAAGTGCGTTTGATGTTTTATGTAAAAAAAGATATCTATTTACTGAAGAAGAAATTTTTACAATAAATGGAATTAATTTTAAGCTAATAAATAATAAACTTGAAAAAATAGATAATCTTAAATCATTATCTTATAGTCCACCACGTAAAAGGCAAGCGACTGGCAAAAAATTAAAAGCAAAAAAAGGAGAAAAAAAAACAGAAAAATTAAAAGCAAAAAAAAGAGAAAAAAAAACAGAAAAATTAAAAGCAAAAAAAAGAGAAAAAAAAACAGAAAAATTAAAAGCAAAAAAGAAGAGAGAGAGAAAAAAAAAACAGAAAAAATAAAATTAAAAAAATAGATAATATTATATAATAAATAATATATAATATTATAATTATTTAATAATAAGATACATTCAAATTTGATAAGTAATTCAAATTCACAGATTTTTTAATTAATAAATCACTTGCTAACTTATTAAATTCATCTATATTATAATCAATAATATTAATTGCTGAATTTAATGCATAATTAATTAAATATGACACATAATTATCTATATCTGTTTTTGTAGATTCGCTCAATGTTAAATATGGCGAATTTGGATTTTGAATTGTTTTTGGTAATTCAACATTATTTGTTGAATCTATACCAAAAAGTTCAATGTATTGTCTGGCTAAATTGTCAGCTTGTTTTAAATCTTGACTCGCCCCTGTTGTTACATCTAAATTGTTGACAGAATTAAATAGTTTATGATTATCATAATTTATTTTATCATTTTTATTAATAATTTTATCATATAGAATTATTTCAGCAGCTCTTCCACCCATTGTTACTATTAAATTTGCAAGTAAATATTTCTTTGTTGGATAACTGTTATATTTTTCCTTTGGAGTAAATAATGTAAAACCACCAGCACCATTAGTATTTGCATTTATTGTTACTTTTCGCACATCAAAAAATTCTTTAAACAATAAAGCCATCATTGTATGACCAGCTTCATGATATGCTACTAAATTATCTTCATCTTTATTAATATTATTATTTAATTTTGGCAAACCAATTACTATCTTTTCAAATGCATCAATTAAATTTGTTGAATTTATAATTGTTTTATTTTGACGTAGGGCAAGTATAGCTGCTTCATTTGCCATATTTTCAATATCTGCACCAGAAAATCCACTTGTTAATGTTGCTATTTCATCTAAATCAGTAGATTCTTCAACTAATTTATTTCTTAAATGAACATCTATTATTTTACGACGACCATACATATCGGGTAATCCAACTTGAACTTTTCTATCAAATCTTCCAGAACGTGTTAATGCCGAGTCTAAAATATCAGCTCTATTTGTTGCAGCTAGAACTATAACAGAATCATCTTTTTCAAATCCATCCATATTTGTTAGAATTTGATTTAATGTTTGTTCTCGTTCTTCATTTCCTCCACCACCAAATTGCTCACCGCGTTTTCTACCAACAGCATCAATTTCATCTATAAATATAACACATGGAGAATTTTCTTTTGCCTTTTTAAATAAATCTCTAACACGTGAAGCACCTACACCTACAAACATTTGAATAAATTCAGATGCTGAAACTTGAATAAATGAAACTCCAGCTTCTCCGGCAACGGCTCTAGCTAAAAGTGTTTTTCCTGTACCTGGAGGTCCTTCAAGCAATACACCTTTCGGTACTTTTGCCCCTGCAACCTCAAATTTTTCAGGCGACTTTAAAAAATCAACAACTTCTTGTAATTCATATTTTGCTTCATCGCATCCAGCAACATCATTAAAATTTGTATTTATATCATTGCTATCAAGAATTCCTCGAGATTCTAATTTGCCAGCATTCATTGGATTAATCCCCCCACCAGGCATATTTCCTCCTCTAAAAAATGCAATAAAAGTATTTATTAAATAAAAAATTATAATAAAATTTATTAAAGTACCAATCCCACCAAAATTTTGCATCATATTTTTACTACTTAATTGAACAACTTTATAATAAATATCATTATTTATTAGTGCATCTATTACTTTATCATTAACTTGTGAAATACCTGTTTCTAAAAAATGTAAATTATTTATTGATGGTAATAAGTCCTGATAATTTTTATCAATTGCTACCAATCCATTTATGTTATTTGTATCTATATTTTTAATTATACTTACCGATTCAATATTATGATGATTAACTTGATTTAAAAATTCATTTAAATTATATTTATCTAATTCATCTGCACTTTTTGCTAATTTATTTATTATTTGAGATGGATCATAGTCTATATTATTCATTATAATTTTATTTTTTATTTTTGGTAATACTCTATTTGTATTTATAAAATTATAAGAAAACGATAGACACGATGAAATTTTTAATAAAAAAATTATTATCTTCATAATGTATAATATATTTTAGAAATTATTTTTAAATATATTATATAAAATATATTTACTATTTTTTTCTAGATTTTTTATTTAATTTTATTTTATTTTTACGTGAAAGTTTTTTTCCAGTATTTGCATCTATTAAATCATAAAATTTCATAAAAATACTATCTTCAATAATATTTTCGTTTATTAAATACGTTTGTTCAAATTTAATATTTTCAGTTATTAATTTTTTATTATTTTCTTTAATATTAAATCCATATAAAAATCCCAAATTTTTTAATTCTTTCATATTACTATCTAAATTATTATACATTTTTTATAATATATATACTAATAAAATATAATGTTTAATATCAATTATACATTAATACGTTTAAGATTTTTAGAACAAGAATATATTCTTTTATCTTTAATAAATGATAATAATTCATCGCTTAGTTCATCACCATTTTTTTTATCTTTAAAAAATTCTTTAAAACAATCATTTAAAAATTTATAAGTTAAAGGATTAGCTGTTTTTTGATCTATTAAATTAATTTTTCCACCAGTAATATTTATTGTTGGATTTGATATCTGTTTTTCATCAAAAAAATTTAAAATTTGTGAAGAATAATTATTTTTTTGATCACGTATAATTTTTAATTCATTATTTAATTCACTTTGTTTACTATCTAATTTCACCCATTCTTTAATATTATATTCTAAACTCATTTTTTAATTATATATATTAAAAAACTTTTATATAATTAAAATAATATTTTTTCTCATTTTAATTTTATATTTATCTGCGGCGAGCAAAATCTCTTAATGTTTTATTTCCTTTATATTTATGAGCAGCTACAGCTAAAGCGGCCGGAACTACAGCATTCATTACTGCTGGAGGTAATAATCCACCCCGTCTGCCTCTTCTAACACGTTTCGATTTTCTCGATTTTTTCGCTTTTTTCGCTTTTTTAGATTTACGTGATTTTTTTACTTTGCTTGATTTTTTGACCTTTCTGCTTCTTTTTTTTCCACCATCCTGTGAACCCATTAATTGTTTAAGAGAATCTAATGCACCTTCATTGCCTCCATTTTGTTCATTTAAAGGGTCAATCATTATTTTTATATAATATACTAAGATTATTAATTTTAGAAATTATTAAAAAATAATTTCCTAAATTTATTATTAAACTTAATAATTGTAAAATTATTAAAATAATAAAAACAATAAATAAATCTTCAAATATATTGTATAATATTTTTTTTATAAATTTTTTATTGCTTTTTTTTTTTAACTCATTATTTATAATTTCTAAATTAATTAATTCTTTAAACATATTTTAAATTATTAATTAGTTGTATTTTAATATTGTTTTTCTAACTCACTATTAATATTAATGGAAAACTTAATTTTTGATATAAATGACGATATTGAAAAAATTAAATTTAACTTATCAGATCCAGTTTTGATTAATAATGCAAGTTATTTTAGCAAAATAACACATGGAAATAATAACAAAAATTTTTATATTAAATTATCTAAATCTTTTCTCAAACAAAATTTAAAAATTACAAAAAATAAAAATATTTGCGAATTAATTTTTTCAATTAATGAAAAAAAAGTAATTAATCTTTTTGAGAATTTAGAAAATTTTATAATAAATGAAATTTATAAAAAAAAAGAGCTATGGTTTTATAATTCACAAGAACTCAACATAGATGATATTAATGATTTAATGACCCCGGTCTTAAGAACATATAAAAGCGGACAACAATTTATAATCAGATGCAATTATGATTGTAATAAATTAAAAATTTATGATGATAATGAACATAATATAAACATTGAAGATTTTAAAAACAATGAAAATATAATACCACTTGTTCATATTAACGGTATAAAATTTTCAACAAAAAATTTTGTTTTAGATACAACAATTATGCAAATATTGGTTTTAAATGACAACGAATCTATATTTAGTGAAAAATGTTTAATAAAATTGAATAATACTAAAAAAAATAGTAATGAAGAAAATAAAACAGAAGAAAATGAAAATGAAGAAAATAACAACGAATATAATCAAAATGAAATAACAATTGATATAGATAAAAATAATATGAATAATATTGAACAAATGATACATAATAATTTTATTGATACTTCAAATAATGATTTAAATGATACTTCAAATATTGATTTAAATGATAATTTAAATAATGATTCAAATGATAATTTAAATAATGATTCAAATGATAATTTAAATAACGAATTGATAGATGCTGCAAATAATGAATTATATGATAATTCAAATAATGAGTTAATTGATGTTTCAAATAATGAATTATATGATAATTCAAATAATGAGTTAATTGATGTTTCAAATAATGAGTTAATTGATGTTTCAAATAATGAGTCAATTGATGTTTCAAATAATGAGTTTATTGATATTTCAAATATTGATTTTGATAATTATGATTTAGATGAAAATGAAGAATTGGTAAATTTTACAAATGAAAATTTAAATATCAATAATCAATCAGATGAAATATTTAAAATAAAAACGCGGGATGCAATTTATTTAGAAATATATAAAAAAGCTAGAAAAAAAGCTAAAGAAATAAGAAATAATGCTATAGCTGCATTTTTAGAAGCAAAAAAAATAAAAATAAAATATAATTTAGAAGATATATCAGACAGTGATGAAAGTGATGAAAGTGATAAAAATGATTTATAATTATTAAATAAATAAATAATAAAATATTTTCATAATTATTTTATTATTTATTTTATATAAATGGCAGGCAAAGTAAAAATGTTAAAAAATATGAGTTTCGAATATATTTTAGGAATAGTTGGCGTTCTAATTCTTGTATTTGCTTTATTTAAATATTCCGGAGAAAAAGATTTACAACTTAGTGGTATGCAAACCATGAATACCCCCCCAGTAATTAACACTAATAATAATCCAGTAAATGTATCTCAACCAGTAAATAATGTATTATCACAAGGTTCATCATCCCAAGAAGATGTAACTGATCCAAGTGAACTTTTACCAAGCAACAGCAACGGCTGGAACGGATTAAATCCAAATCCCACGCCTGGATTAGAAAATGTTTCGCTACTTACTGCACCAGACAGAAATAGTATTAATACTGTTTCGTCTTCTTTACGTAATGCAAATCTTCAATTAAGATCTGATCCTCCAAATCCAAGAGGAAATACAAATTGTCCATGGAATAATTCAACAATTGAAGGTGATCCCTTTAGACGTCCATTAGAAATAGGAACCCCACAGAATTAATTATACTACAAATTTATTTATGGTAATAATTTAATAATCTTTAATATTATAAATGAAAAATAATATAATATTAAATATTTTTTTAATTATTTTATCATTATTCCTTGCTAACTATTTATATAAAACACACGAAGACTTTTCATTAAGATGTATTATATCAGATAAAGATGGAAATAGATATTGTGTGAGAGATAGACAAAAACTACATATGGCAGCTAATAAATTAGCTATTGTATCAAAAAAATGTAGTTTATTAGTTGAACATTTAAAAAAAAACCATTTAGAAAAAGAAAGTGCAAAAAGATTGATTGAAAATTATAATCCAAAAAAAATTTACGAAACATTACCAACAAGTGAATATACAGCATATAGTGAAAATAAAGGTGAAAAATTAGCCTTTTGTTTGGATACTGAAAAAAATAGTAAAGGAAAATTAATAGATGATAATACATTAATGTATGTTGCGTTGCATGAATTAAGTCATATTGCAAGTAAATCTATAGGTCATACTGATGAATTCTGGAATAACTTTAAATTTTTAATTACTGAATCAAAAAAAATAAATATTTATAATCCAATTGATTATGGAAAAAAATCACACCGTTATTGTGGTATGGATATTACAGATAATCCATATTTTGATCTTTGAGTTAAACATTTTTTAATATTTACAATAATGAATATCATAAATTTTCTCTTCATTATTATTATTTAATAATTTATTCGTGTGTTTTTTTTTCTCTTTGAAATAATATTTATTCATATCTATTTTAGGAAAATATGTATCACAAATAAAATCTGAATCTATGAAGGTTATATAAATATTTTTAATAATAATATTAGAATTTAAAAATAATTCGTAAATTTTTTCTCCACCAATTATCCATATTTCTGAATAATCTTTTAACATTAAAAAATCCTTTAATGATTCTAATTCATAAAAAGTTTTGATTATATTATTGTTATTAATATAATCTAAATTTAGTGTTTTGCTTAATATTAAATTGTCTCTATTTGGTAATGGTTTATTTAAACTATTCCATGTATTTTTTCCCATTATGATGCAATTATTTCCGTCTCCAGTTGTTAAAGTTTTAAATTTTTGTAAATCTGATTTGATGTTCCATGGTAAATTATTTTGATAACCAATTCCATTATTTTTACAATGTGCAACAATAATATTAAAGTTCATCTTTTTATATAAAAATATATGATTCTATTTATATAGATGTCATATATATTTAAAATTTATATTAATTCATATGATAAAAAAAATTTATCAAATTATTTATCACATATTATTATATTTTTAGGAGAAAAATTCTTTCATAAATATCCTGATATAGATGTTAAAAATCTGCAAAAATTTAAAACTGTTAATGATTTTTTAAAATCAAAATATATTAATCTAATAGAATTTGATGATATATTTAACGAACAAGATCATACATACTTTAAAGATTTTAATATGCAAATTAAATTTACAAATCAAAATATTTATTTTGATGATACTATTGAAGTTATTAAGTTTAAAATAATAGATTTTTTAAATAAAGAGTTTGATAAAATATGCTATGAAGAATTATATTTATTTTCATGTTTAAATAATCCGTTCAACCCTATAAATATATATAATCTTTTATCTAATAATAATAAAAATAAAATATCTAAAAAAAATTTATATGATTTTTTATCAAATATTTATGAACAATATACTATTATTAATTATCTAGAAGATAAAGATTTTTATGATTATAATGATATAAATGAACTAGCAAATAATATTTTTTTCATAAATGAATTTAAATCTATTGGACAAAATCCAAATAATAATTTTAAATACATTATAAATCCCTTCAATAACAATGAAACAAATTTGAATGAAAAAATGCTTAATTCAAATATAATTAATACAAATAATAATAGTATGTTATTTGAAAATAATATAACAAATTTCACCTTTTATATTTCTATTTTTCAAGATATTTTAACTTTTTTCAATTCAAAATATCAAAAAGACTATTTTCAATATATTATTAAAGTTTATTTTCCTTTATTAAATAATAAAAATATTAATTCATTAATTGAATACAATAATAAACATGACACTTTGTTAAATAATACATTTAAATTAATAAAAAGTTCTGCTTACATTAATAAAAATACATTTATCGATATTTTACATGATATTGATTTAAAAACTCCAAACATAAATAAATTTCTTGGTACAAAAAAAATAAATTTCACAATTCATTCTTTTTTAAACTATAACATTTCTTTAGAATCTATATTTAAAATATTAAATAGTAGTGAAAATTATCCAATAATTAAATTTAATCCTGGAAAAAAACAAGATAATATTTATAGATTATATTGTAACAACAATAATAAAATTCCATTATTATCTCAAAAAGATATCATAAAATATTCAAAAATTCTAGGAAAAACAAATACTATTTCTATGATAGTTAATAATAATAATTCTATATCATTTAAAAAATTTGTAAAAGATTTTTTTTTAGATATTGATATAACAGGTGCTATTAATATAAAAATTACATTTACCAAAATTGTAAAAATTATAGTAATTGAAGATATTATTAAAAAAAATGTTAATCCTTTAATTAAAAAAATAAGAGGATTTTTAATTAATAATAATAGTATTAAAATATTTGAATCATTATTACAAGATAATGTTGAAATTAATAATATTGATTATGAATTATTATATAGTGAACCATTCAATAAATTAAATAATTTTAATTTATTAAAAAATCATTTATCATTTTTATTTAATATAGTAGATAATAAATCTACTAAAACTAAAAAATTAGTATATAAACATGTTTCAAATTATTCCAATGAAAATGAAAAGACAACATTTGTAATAAATCAAATTAAAGAGAAAAATGATCCTTCTGAAATTATTATTAATTTAAAAAATAAATTTAATTTAGAGTCAACTATAATTGCCAAAGAAATTTTTGAAGAAATAATTCAAACCTTATCTTTATTAGAAAACAATTATAATTATAAAAAATTTAATATTAAAAATTCAGGTGGTTTCGACATTAAAATAGAAACAATAGAAAATGATTTAAAAATATTTATTTTTAATATTGATAATATTTTTTATATTAATAAATTAATACTATTTTTTGATAGTATCATTAAATTATTAACAAACAATAAAACAAATTTAATAACAGACGAAAAAATTATTCAGTTTTTCAAAAATAAAACAAATATATATACAAATAGTAATCATAATTTTATTAAAGATATTGATGAAAAACACGATAATCATTTTATAGGTAATCAATTAGTTCAAGATAAAGAAATTGATCATGAAGAAAATATTATTAATGTTAATAGTAATTCTATTAGTTTAGATGATTCAGATGATATATTTAAGTTATTATTAGATGATGAAGATGACGGCGAAGAAGACTCAAAAATAATAAATTCAGCTAATAGCTTAGAAGAAGATAACAATTTTATTGATCATAATATTTCATTAAAATCAGATGAGGAAGATGATTTTGATCAAGATGTTAATATTAAAGATTTTGAAGAAAGTGTTAAAATATATGATGATTATAATGATGATGATGATGATGTTCCTCAAGTCAATGAAGATGAGGAAATTAAAATTGGAAAAGCAAATCCTATTTTAAAAAGACTTTTAAAATATGAAAAAAAAATATTCACTAAAAAAATAGAAATGTTATCTGGAAATGATAATAAATATTTTACTAATTATTCTAGATTATGTCAATCTAAAAGACAACCCGTAATTATTAATGAAGAAGAAAAACAGGCAATAGATACAGAAAATCCAGGTGCTTATGATAATATAATAGAATATAGTAGCAATAAAAATAATAAACATTATTATATTTGTCCCAGATTTTGGGATATAAAAAAAAATATCCCACTTACTAAAGAACAAGTTGATTCTGGGAATTATGGTAATTTAATTACTAAAAAAAGTGGAAATATAATGACTTTTGATAAAGACATAAACAATCATATTCCAAAAACACCTGGATTCTTAAAAAATAAAACTACTGATGGATTTTGTTTGCCATGCTGTTTTAATAAATCAATCGCTAATAAAGCAAATGCTAAAATATTAAAAAAAATAAAAAAATGTAATAGTGATCTTAAAAAAATCCAAGAAAATAATGATGAAAGTTTAGACTCGCAAAATTTATCAATAGAAAATACTAAAATTAATGATGATGATGAAACTGATGATGAAACAGACGATAACACAGATGATGAAACTGATGATGAAGATACTATAAAAAATCAAGGCAAACAAATATATATTATAAATGAAAAAAAATTCCCACTAGCCAAAGGTAAATATGGAGATATTCCATTAATACTAAGAAATTTTTTACAATTTGATTCAAATTTATGTAGAAGTAAAGCAGAACCAAATTTACTAAAATATAAATATAGATGCTTATTAAGATATGGAATAGAGAAAAATAAATATCAATCATTTTTATCTTGCATATGCGATGTATATGCTAGAGAAGTATTTAACAATTCATCATTATCATTAAAAGAGTTTAAAAAAATATTAATAGATTCAATATCACTAGACGATTTTATAAGTCATAATAATGGAAATTTAACATCATTATTCTTATCTAAAGATATTGATGAAAACTATTTAAATGAATTTATTATTGAAGAAAAATATAAAGATTCATTTTTTTATAAAATTTTAGATTTAAAAAATACTAATCAAGTATTTTTATATAAAAAAATTATAAATGCATATCAAAATTTTATAAAATATATCGAATCTAACAATAATTATATTGACTATACTTATTTATGGGATATTATATGTAAACCAAATCATAAATTATTTCACAATGGAATTAATTTAATAATACTGGATATAACTAATGATGATTTAACTGATAATGTTAAAGTAATTTGCCCAAAACAAAATTATTCAAATGAATTTTTAGATGAGAATAAATTATCTTTAATATTAATTAAAAATAATGAAATTTTTGAACCTATTTATGGTGTAAAAGATACATTAAAATTAAACCAACGCGTTCTATATCTATTTTCTTTTAAAAAAGAAATTGATGATATACAATTAAATGAATTTAAAAAAGTTTTAAATATTATTAAAAATGATATTAATGAAAATTGTCTGGGTAAAATAGGCGAATCGAATAAACAATATACATTTGAAAAAAATTTAACATATGAAAATATAAAAAATATTTTAATAAGATTAAACTATGAAATATTATTGCAAATTATAAATTATGAAAATAAAATAATTGGAATTGTTATAAAAGATATAAAAGACAACAATATATTATTTTTACCATGTTTTCCTTCTAGTTATGAAGATAAAACAATAGAATTGAGATTTATAGATGATCCAAAAAATGATTTTTATAATGATTATATAACCACTAAAAATACATTGAAAAAAATTTCATCAGATTCAGAATATAAAATTAAATGCGAACCAATAATACGATTAATTAATGACAATATGCTTATTGGAATTATAACAAATGGTAATCAATTCATACCATTAAAAGAACCTGAAATATATGTTAAAGATGAATTAAAAGAATTAACTGATAATAATTATTTAATTAGTGATATAAAAATACAAACTTCTAATAAAATAGATAATGAACGTGATTATTTAGTTAAAAAAATAAAATTAGAAACTAACTTTTTTAATGCTTTTAGAAAAATATTAAAAACTCAATTAGATAATCTTAAAAATGTTTCAATTAAATTTGAGTTGAAAAATATTATAGCAGATATATCTATCTTATATTTTGATAAATTAAAAATTATAGTAGATAAATTGAATAAACTTTTAATAAAATATGTTGTTTTTGAAAATTATAGTGTTGAAGAATTAGAAAATATTAATGAAATTATTGATTGTAATATAGATGAAGATGATATGGATTGTTCATCATTAAATTGTATTTATGATAACACAAATAATATTTGCAAATTAAAAATTCCTGAAAATAATTTAATAACAAACGATAATAATGAAAAAATTTATTATACAAAATTAGCAGATGAACTTATAAGATACAATAAATTTTCAGTATATTTCTTTGAATCAGAAAATTATATAAATTTAGAAAATATGAAATATAAAATTAATGATAATGAATTAATTATTATGCAAAATTATATAAATAAAAATTTATTATCAACAAAATCAAATACAAAAAATGAAATAATTAATTCAAATTATGATACATTTTTAATAAAAAATGTAAATATAAAAGAACCAATTGATACCAGTAAATTTAATTTTGAATCAAAAATACAAGATATTATTAAAACTGATAGTAAAATCAAAATTAAAATAGCAAAAGATACTAAAGAAAAAATAGATGCAATAAGTAAAAAAGATTTACTATATAAACCAGAAGAATGTAAATTGCATTCTGATATTGTTGTTAAAAAATCACAACAATTAGTTAATAACTTTATTGATAATGTGTATGAAATATATTTTAAAATAAATAAAAATAAAAAATGCAATATAAATGTTTTCAAAATAATTTTAGATGATTTTAATAAAAAAAATAATATAGATTTATTTCATGATCCAAATGAAATAATTTCTAATTTAATTAATTATTATTCAAAAAATGAATATGGAGTTGCATTTTTACACTCAGTTTATCATTATACTAAAAATGAGGAAATTAAAAATGAGTTAGAAATAATAACAAATATTAAATATAAAAATAAAACTTATGACCATGATATAGAATATTATGTTGATAAAATTATAAATAATAACTTTTATTATTTTTGTTATATAGATTTATATGTACTATCCAAAATATATAATATTCCACTAATATTTATAAGTACAAGTATAATAAATATATATATATCTAATGAAAATTTTATAATATCTTCATTAAGTAAAAATAATAATTATTATTTTATTAAAATTCCTAGTATTCATATGAGAGATGAAAAAAATTTTAAACTTATTCATTTGATAAATTCTTTATCTATTAACATTAATAATAATATTAAAAACACAAATACTTTGCAATTAAAAACGTTACTTTTAAGATATTCAAATGATGATTCTGAAAGTGATTACGATTTTTTTAACATATTTATTCAAAAATTACACGCTAATTTAATAGAAACAAAAAAATTAACAAAATTTGTTAAAAACATAAAATAAATCATACTTAATTTTATTATATATTTAAATAAAATTAAGTATTTTATTTTGCGGTTAGTTTTATTTCATCTAGTATTTTATTGTATATAAAACAAAGAATATACGCATTAATTAATAAATGTAAATTTATAAATGTTACTTTAAATAATTTGCTTGATATATATTTACTTATCGATTTTCTCATTAAATCATAAAAAAATATATTGGAACTTTTATTATCAACATTATTATTTATTTTTTTATTTAACAAATTAATGTTGCAATATTCAATATTTTTAACTTCATTTTTAGATGAAATTTCATTATCATCATTTTTCATATAATTATTTTCTTCAGAATTTACTTGATCATAATCAGAATCTTCATCATAAATATTTTCTTCATCGATATTATTTTCATCATTATTATTTTGATCATTATTATCTTCATTCAATTCTTCATTATTATTGGTTTCTCTATTTAAATATAAATTTATATTAGAAAAATCAATTATATCATCAGGTAATCGAATAATATTTAATAATTCTAATGAATTATTATTATTTATATTCATCGCATTACTTATATCAATATTAGAATTACTTATATCATTTTCATTATTTAAATTATAACTGCTATCATTAATATTATTATCTGAATTAGTATTTTCACTTCTTCTATAATTAATTAACATACTAATATTAGTTGATAAAAATAAGCTGTTTAATTCTTCATTTACAATATATTCCATATTATGTGTTATTTTGTTTAATATAGTATTTGTTGAAAAAATATCTGTTTCTATATTTTCTGGTATAAATTTTATACATTCATTATTTAATAATTCCATTATTATTTTTAATTTATATTGTAAAAAAATTTTATTTTGTTTATTGTGTAAAAAATAATTCATCAAATAATAATCAATTAGAATTTTGTTAAAATTTTCTATTAAACTATTATTCATAGTAATTATATTTTCTTGATATTTAATTACTATTGACTTTAAAATATAATTTTTAAAATACTTCAATAAAAATTTACATAATACATCCACAGATTCCATTAAAATTTTTTTTTTCTTTTCCATAGTCAAATTTTTAATAAAACTATTTACAGTCATCTTATAAATTAAAAATTCATTTTGTAAAAAAAATTTTTTAATATGAAAATTACAGGAATAAAATAATTTATAAGTAATTGGAATATTTATATAATTATTTAAGCAAAAATGATAAAAATTTATCAATATATTATAACTCAATTCAGTATTTGTATATGGATTTTTTATTTCTAATGGTTTTATTAAAATATATTCTAAAAAAATACTATCATCACCTTCGCTTATAGGTTCTTGATAATTAAATAATGAATGATTTACAATTTTAATAAAATCACAATATGTAAAATTAAATATTAATCTATTTATTCTTATTTTAAATATTTTTTTGCTATTACTATTTATTGCATTTCCTATTAGATCTTCATTATTGTAGTTAATACTTTTTTTAAATAAGATTTTATTAATAAGATTTAATAAAATAAAATATTTTTTTTGAGAATTTATGAAACATTTCCTTAAAATTACATCCATTTTTTTATTTAAAAAAAAATTATATTTTTCATTTAAATTATTTATTGTTTCCATATCATTTGTCATAGCTAAATAATTTGGATTATTTTTACCCATATGTTTTAACATATGTTTGTCTAATATAATTTTAAATATTTTAATATTCATATATATTAAATATTGTAAAAATATTTTTATATTTTTATAATATTTATTAATAATTATAAAATACTTATTTATAAATCTAAAATAAAGTCGTTGTTTTTTCCCATATTTATTTTTTTTATATTGTCTACTGTTGATTTTATTTCAATATTACTAATATTACAATAATCATCATCTTTTTCTCTTAATTCATTATCAATCGAATATTCTTCATCTTTTTTAATATATTCTTTAGGATCTAATAATTTACTTAATGAATCAACGTCGGTTAGAACTTTAAATGCATTTGTTCCATAATAACCTTGTTGACCACACATAACATTTGCAGATACACCTTTCATAATATCTAATTCGCCATGTTTTGCTGCTTTTAAAAACATCTCAGGTGTTTCTTCAAATGATGCTTTTGCGATTGGTCCAATATCATCATTATTAATTCCATGTCTAAATATAGATACCATTTTATCATTACATGTCATTCTATCAACTAACATACTCAAATGATGATAATTAATATATCCGCCATCAAACTCAATAACATCTGAAAATTCATCAAAAATTGCTTGGCGCGCCGCTTCTACTCCTAACACATTATATATTTCTATAATATCATTTGTAATTGTTTTATTTGAATCTACAAAATCTAAACATAATATATCTAACAAATTAGTACCAACTGTATCCAATACCCATATCTCTTTTTTAATAAATTGAGTATCAAATTCTTCAAAATTATCTGTTATTTTTCTTAATAATACTTTTTTGATATTTTTAATACCTCTAATAATTAAATTATCTAAAACATCATCTAATAAATTTTTAAGCAAGTAAATCTCATCTGATTGATCTAATGAATCTATTACTTGTTTGTTCTTTTTTTTCTTTGATTGGTTATTTTTATTTAATCTAATTCTAAATATTAAATTTTCAGAATTATAATCAGAATAAATACATGATAAATTAGTATAACTATTTGCTAAAGCAAAATGTATATCTTCCATTGTTATATTTTTTTCTAACATATTATTTCTATTCAATGATAATCTAATTACCCATTTAGATTTTTCTTTAGTTCCATCATCTTTTTCACCATTACATTCATCTAATAAATCTTCAAATAACTTATAGTTATTTATAAATTCGACGTCGTTGTCTAGTAAGGTTTTTTCATCACTGGGATCAAAACATAATTCTGCTACATTTATTAATTCACGTAAAATTGTAAATTCTAATTCATTAATATAATTTTTAACAGCATTTTGCTCATATTTATAAAGTTCATTTACATGTATAGTGCATGAAGGATTTTTTGGATTTTCTGATAGAGATAAAATCTCCTCAATTCTCGGTACACCTCGAGTAACATTTGATTTGGAAGCTACACCTGCAAAATGAAACGTATTTAATGTAAGTTGTGTAGTAGGTTCACCTATACTTTGTGCTGCAAGCATTCCTACCATTTCTCCGGGCGAAACTATCGCTTTTTTATAACATTCATTTATTCTTATTAATAAAAGTTCAATTGCTTTTTTCGTAAATCTTTTATTCATTAGTAAATCTTTTGGTGTTAAATAATAATAATACAAAATTTTAAATAATGTATTTGGTTTGCATGAATTTAATTTATTTAATTTTTCCATATTTTCTTCAATTAATTCAAAAACTTCTAATGGTGTTATATCTATAATTATATTATCATTTTGACTTTCTTTTATATTTTTAATAATACTAACAAATGATACAGGTAAATTTACATTCGATTTAAATATATTTTTTAAGACATTTTTAACAATTAAATTTCTCGAGTCAATTAAATAATCTATATACGATTTAGTTTTAGAAAGTAAATCAGATTTTTGCTTCTTAAATCTTGAATATGCTTGCTTTGTATATAATGTAGAATAAATAGAATCTTTAGTACTATCATTTGGCATTTGATAATGACTATATAATTCTTCTAATGTCATATTTAAAAATGGCATAGATTGACTTTCAATCTTTATTGGATCGAAATTATCATCTCCATAACTATATTGAATGATTTTATTTTTATTATTTCTAATGGTCATATCATACGAGACTATTAAATCTTCTAATCCTTTGATAATTCTTCGTTGTATATAACCGGTCTGAGAAGTTTTAACTGCTGTATCAATTAAACCAACTCGTCCACCCATTGCATGAAAGAATAATTCTTCTGGTTTTAATCCACCAATAAATGAACTTTCTACAAAACCACGTGCATCAGGTGAATCATCAAATTTTGAAAAATGCGGTAATGTTCTTTGATCGAATCCATATGGAATTCTTTTTCCGTCTACATTTTGTTGTCCTAAACATGATATCATTTGTGAAATATTTAGATCACTACCTTTTGAGCCAGCATTTACCATAATAACAAAACGATTATCTTTATTTAAATTTTTTCTACCAATTTTTCCAGCTTCAAAAGATGCTTTATTTAATATATTATTTACTTGAGTTTCAAATTCTTCAATATTTGATTTTCCAGTGTTATTTTGGAAAATTCCTAAATGTAATTCATCTGATAATGATTTAACTTCTTTCTTTTTATTATTTATAACTTCTTTAATTTTATTATTTGTATCAATATTTGAAATTAAATCACTTATTCCCACACTATAACCATGAACTTTCATGTATTCTGTGATAATATTTTGAAAATCATCTATAAATTTTGCACACGTTGATTCATTGAAGTCATTAAATAATCTATGAATTATACCTCTTGTAGTGTCTCCTAATATATTTTTATCAATTAAACCTCTAATAAATTTTCCATTTTTTATTTCAAGAACATTATTAGATGTTTTATAATCTTCTGAATCATCATATTTTTTAGTTTTATATTCTAAACTAAAATTAGGAATAATTTGTGATAAAATATCAAAACTAGTTATATTTAAATTATTAAAATTTATTTTATTTAAATTAATTGTATCACTATGTACTAATAAATTCATAGCTTTTAATGGATTAAAATTTATATTTGGACGAGTAAATAAATAACTACTTAGTAAAGAATCTTGAAAAATACCAATAATTGATTTATTATTTGCCGGACTAATAATATTATTTTGAACACATGCTAATAGCTTCAATTCCATTTCAGATTCATCATCTTGTGGCATATGTAAATTCATTTCATCTCCATCAAAATCAGCATTATATGGTTTTGTATCTGCTACATTCATTCTAAATGTATCGCCTTTCATCATTACCACTGCTTTATGGCACATCATAGACATTTTGTGTAATGTTGGCTGACGATTAAATAAAACATTATCACCATTTAAAATGTGTCGATGAATAATATCTCCATCTTCTAAATTTATTGATTCTCTATCTACATATCTTAAACTAATACAATCACCATTCTTTTTTTCATAAATTTTTGCTCCAGGATATTCATCTGGACCATTTATTACTAATTGTTTTAAATAACTTTTATTTTTATCATTTACATAAATTGGCTTTGTTAAATTTTTTGCAATTTTTAATGGAATTCCTAATTCATTAATAGATAAATTTGGATCCGGAGTAATAACTGAACGAGCACTAAAATCTACTCTTTTACCCATTAAATTTCCTCTAACTCTTCCACTTTTACCATTTAATCTTTCTTTAATTGCTTTTAATGGTCTACCTGACCGCTGTGCTACTGCCGCAACGCCAGGAATTTTATTATCTATTAGTGTTGAAACATAATATTGTATTACAGTCGTCCAATCATCAATTATATTTGCTGTAGCATTTTGATTCATTTTTTCTTGTAAACTTTTATTTGCTTTAATAATATTTACAATAATATGTGTTAAATCATCTTCACTTCTTTGTTGAGCATCATGTTTTACTGATGGTCTTATTGCAGGTGGCGGAATTGCTAAAACTTGACATACCATCCATTCTGGTCTTGAAAAAGTAGAATTAAAGCCCATAAAATTAACATCCTCATCTGAAATTTTACTTAAAATTTTAATTACTAATTCTGGATTTAATTTCATCGTTAATTTAGAATCTTCTTTACCTGAACTTTTTGGATCATCTTCTTTTTCATTCCATTCTGCAATTAAAGTTGCTAAGCCTTCCTTTTTTAACTTTGGCTGCAAACATCCACAACCGCAAGTCGAATCTTCACCACATCTCTTTTTTTTACTTGCAATCGAAAATACTTTTTGCCATCTTTCATCATTTTTATAATTAAGTAAATAGCTATATTTTTCTTTATCAATTAATAATTTACTACATTTTATACATGTACATCTTAATATTTTAATTAATGTTGATAAATATTGAATATAAAACACTGGTCTTGCCAATTGAATATGTCCAAAATAACCAGGGCTTGTTATATAATCTAAACCATCTGTTGGGCAAATAAATCCGGGATCTAATACACCCATTCGAGGGTCAAATAAACCACCTAAAACCGGTTTATTATTAATATAAGTATCTCTATTTACAATTTCCGCAACTGAACCTTTTAATATTTCATGAGGACTTAATAAGCTAAATTGAATCCCTATAATTTTAGAAATATTTTTTTCAGAATTATTATTCATTATCTTTTATATTAAATAAATAATATTTAGATTATTTTAAATCAATTTAAAAATTATTTATCGTTTTTTAAAAAAAATTTTTTAAAAATTGATATAGATAAATTTTTTTATTAACTATATACATATGAGTACCAATAATCATCGTTATAATACTAGACTATCGAGTGGCAAACTAAAAAGAAAAGAATATTCCACTAATGATGATAATGATACTAATATTGATAATTCAGATTCTGAAGATTCTTCTGATGACCAATCAGATAAACAACTGGATAAATTAAAATATTATAAACTACTTAATGAATTGTTTCCCTCTAAATTTTCAAGAGAAAAAATAAATTCTCAAAAAAAACTAAATGATTTTAAATTTAATTTTGAAAATAAAATTTTGAATGAAGGAGAAAAAAAATTATATGAAATTACTAAACGTTATATAAAATCTAAAAATATATGTAAACATTCTAATAAAAAAAGCAAACATCAAGATCATGATTTATTAAATCATATTAATGATATTTATAGTAACAAATATTATAATGAATCTGATGAGTCTCTTGACTCTGGTGATAGTGAGTCTGAAAATTCTAATTCTGATGATTCCGATGATTCTGATACCGAAAATAATAAAAGTATTAAAAAATATATTTTTGAAAAATTAAAAAATGGATTAAATAATAATAAATCTAATAAAAATATTAATATAATTTTAAATTTAAAAAATGGGAAAAATAAGATTTATAATTATGATAATGATAATGATAATGATAATGATAATGATAATGATAATGATGAAGATGAAAATATATTTCAAATTGATCCAAAATATTTAAGATATAACAATTCTGATGATTCTGATGATTCTGATGATTCCGAAAAAGAATCTCACGACAATGAAACACCATATCATGCAGATAATGAAAAAAATAAAAGGGAAGTTAGTTCTTCAGAAAAAAATGAAATACTTGATGATATTAAACCAAATAAAAAAAGTTCAAATAAAAATTATAAAAAATTTGTCAAAATAATGGAAAGTGAAGATGATAAAGAAGCAGAATATTTTAAAAAAAATATGTCATTAAAATATCAAATAGATACTATTTCTAAATTAGAAAAAATAAAATCATTAACAACTATTGAAAAACCATATCTCATACATTTATTAGAATTAGATATTCCAGATAGTTATAAAGCATGCGCACTAAGAAAATTAAATACTTTACGAGGAATGAGTCCTGGACTTGGTAATAGTGAATATTATAAAATTAAATCTTGGATAGATGCATTTATTAAAATTCCATTTAATAAATATAATAATTTAGAAATTACATTTGCTGACGGAATTGAAAAATGTAATGAATTTATGGAACATTCAAAACAAATTTTAGATGATGTTACATATGGCTTAGAAGATGCTAAAATACAAATTATGCAAATGATTGGATTATGGTTAGTAAATCCAAATGCAGTGGGAACTGCTATAGCAATAAAAGGTCCACCTGGTACAGGAAAAACTACATTAATTAAAGAAGGTATTAGTAAAATATTGAATAGACCATTTTCACTAATCGCTCTTGGTGGCTGTGGCGATAGTGGATTTTTAGATGGTCATGATTATACTTATGAGGGTAGTAAATATGGAAAAATTATTGATATTTTGATTCAATCGCAATGTATGAATCCCGTTATTTTATTTGATGAATTAGATAAAATTAGTGATTCGTCAAGAGGTGCGGAAATTACAGGCGTTTTAACACATTTAACAGACACTACACAAAATTCTAAATTTTGTGATAAATATATGTCAGAAATTACATTAGATATGTCCCGAGCATTATATATTTTTAGTTACAATGATGAGAGATTAGTTAATCCTATATTAAAAGATAGAATGTATAAAATTGAAACAAAAGGTTATAAATTGAAAGATAAAAATATAATTGCCAATAAATATTTACTTCCAAAAATTAGAGATCAATCTAAGTTTGATGAAAATGATATTAATATAAGCGAAGACATTTTGGAATATATTATTAATAATTTTACTGATAAAGAAGATGGAGTTCGGAATTTAAAAAGATGTTTGGAAATAATATATACTAAATTAAATTTATATAGATTAATGAAACCAGAAACAAAGTTATTCAACAGTGAAAATATGATTACAAAAGAAAAAATTAATTTTCCTTTAAATTTAACAACTGAAATAGTAGATAAATTACTAATAAAAATAGATAATGATAAAATTCCTTTTGGAATGTATAATTAAATATAATTATTTAATTGGCTACTTGTTTCTATTTTAAATTTTTTTTAATTTCTAAAAAATTGTCTAACCATTTATATGTTCCAGCCATTGATTTTAAAATATCATCATTGTCGCATTGCAAAATTTGACCTTCTACAATAGAAACCCACAATTTTATTCCCAAATAAAATTTGTTTGTATCTTTAATAATGAAACGCAATCCTTTTTCTGTATTCTTCCATGATGAAAAACTATTATTAACACCTATATCTTTCATTATACCATCTGTTACTAATTTAATATTATCTAAAATATTATTTTTTATATTTATATCTTCCATAATTATTTAAAATTTAAATAATTATTGAATAAATTTCAATTTTTTTTTATAAATTATCATAACACCATGAATAATAATATCTTTGATCTGCAGAATCTTTTAAATTTTCAAATTTAAAAAAAACATAAGCATCATTCGTCATTGCTACTAATTCTTTTTTAAAATTTTTTATTTTCATATCATCATATATATTTTCTGCACAATAATATGGATTTTGTAATATTAAATAGGTTCTAAATTCTCTTTTTGCAGGAACCAATTCAAATGCTCCTATATAAAATGGTCCATTTTTTAAATTAACATCGCTCGGATAATATCCTATATAAAAAAAATGTTTGCTATTATTTTTTTGAGCAAAATCTCTCATTCTAAACATATCACTGAACATAAATGTTGGAAAATAATCAGGAACATGAACCATCTCATATATCCATGTTCGAGCCCATTCCATTGTAGAAAATGAAGTTAATAATTTTAAATCTTTAGATGTAGGCTGTAAATTTTTATTTTTATTCAAATAATTATCTTTTTTTTTAATTTCATCTAATTCTCGTTTTCTTAAAAATTCATAAAATGATGGAAAGTTATCATTTTGTGTATCATTTATTTCATTATTAACATTTAATTTTATATCATCTAATGATTTATAAGAATTTAAATCAATAATCCACATATCATTTTTTTCATCATATTCTATATTTTCTATACCATCTATATTTTTATTATTTGGCAAAGTTTTATTAAAAAAATTACCATCTATATTAAAATCTTCTTCTTCAAATTTTAATAAAAAATTATATTTATTTTTATAAGTATTTGAAAAACATATTTTTTGATTAAAATTAATAATGAAAAATGGAACAACAAAAATTAAATTATAAAACATTGTTATTTAAAAATAAAAATAAATATTTAAATTATTTATTAAAAATATTTAACATAGATTCTATTTATTATGAATAAAGTGATGCATGTGGGTGTGCATCTGGGTTTTGTCCATTTGGATTTGAATATTTTTATGCTTGTGCTACTACCCCTCCCATATTTCTAGTATTAGGAAATTGACCATCGGCTTTTATTGTAACTTGCTCTGCAAATCTTTTCAATGTAAAAAACAAGATAAATACAAAAATCATAAATGCTAATGCAACCAACATCATAACTAAATTTATACCTAAAGATAAAGGACATGCCCAACAGCCTGCGCAAAAAATAGCACTAAGAACTGCACAAATTACTGTCATTATAATCAATAATATTAATGCAACAATAAACATTATCATTGCTGGTATACAAATAACAACAAAAAATCCATAAGCGAGAATAAACGCTATGTATAATAATGTTTTTATAGTCATTTGAAATGTAAAATATAAAATTGTAAAAGTACTCATAAAATTACTCAAACCATTTTGTAGTTCATTAAAAAGACTAATTAATGCACCCACAATTGCATTTATATAATTTAGTATATATTCAAAAATTATACCAATTAATTTAAAGAGCCATTTCATAAATTCTATAAATTGAGTAAAAAGATTTATAAAAAATGAAAACATACTAGCTAATCCTGCCAAAATCATTTTTAATGGTTCAAAAATGAAATCCCACAATTCATATAAAGAATCATTTATACAATTATTTAAATTATTCATATTAAAATTTTCATCTTTACTATTTGTTATAATTTTGCCAAATGGAATATAAGCAGGATTACATTTATTATTTTTCCAATTCTCTTTTTCAGATTTAAAAAAATTTAATAGATAAATTCTACAAACAAATATTAATACTGCTACAATAATTATAAAAGTAAACCATATATCAAAATCATATTTTGAATTAAATGTTTCAGATTTTTTATAACTGATTATTATACTTTTCAAATCTGTATTTGATTCGGACATTAATTATTATATTATATTTACAATATAATTTTCATAGTTTTTTTTTAAAAACTCATTATAACAGACAAAATAGTTCCTAATAATTCCTGCGATGCGACATCTGCAGTACCCACCAATGATGCAATAGAATACTGTGTGGTTGTAAGTAATGAAAAAGCATTTGTTAATCCCTGATTAAAATCCGTCATTGTATTAGAAAAACTACCACCAATGGCACTAACACGAGATTGCATATCACTAAATACGTCAAGATTTAACAATTGTCCAAAGTTTGCCATCTCTTTCAATCCATCAAATAATTCGCCAAATTCGCTACCAAATGATACCATAGAATATATTGATTTATAAATTGGATCTAAAAATGCACTCATAAAATCAATTTGAACATTTTGCATGCAATCTCTTCCTGTTTCAACAGGATCTTTTCCAAATACTCCTGCAAAAGGTATTATTAATGGATTACATTTATATTGCTCCCAATTTTTTTTTACATGACTAATTCCAATACTCAGTGTTATAATAACATGTATAAAGCTAAAAATAGATAAAACAATAATCATTTGCAAATATTTACTCATTATATTAATTATTATATAAAATATATATTAAAATATAATAATTTTATTTAAATTATAACATACTTTTATTTTGATGCGTTAAATTATTTTGTAAATTGCAAATTCGTGCATTCAGCTTGTTCGGGTTTGTCTTTCCATAAGAAACAAAATTATCATTACCACAATTCTGAGTGGTAAAACCTTCTATGTCTGGAAATTTACTCAGATTCTTTTGATTAAACGTTGCTTCTTGTTGTTGTAATCTTCTTTTATTCATTTTTTTTCCAATTTTATCTACAGCTTTTGTTTTGTATAATATTTCTGATTTTTTAAAACCGTCTGGCAAATTTTCTATTATAACTTTTTTATTATTTTTTGAAATACTAAATAACACTATCATGATTAAAATAATAATAATTCCAAAATTTGTTTTATTCATATTATTATATATAAATATAATTAGTTTATAATAAAAAATATTTTATATTATAATAGTAATATGAATAAAATATTATCAGATCAACAAACTAAAGATCTAAATAAAATAATACAAGAAAACAACGTTGAAGATAATACACATAATATTAAAATAAATAAACATAGTGATTTAATAAGAAATGACATCAAACATTATTTATTTCTTTCAAAAAAATATGAAAGACTTAAACAAAGTAATCCAAATCAATTTGAAATGATGTGTAATAAAAATTGTAGTTTTATATTTAATAATTACACTAATATATACAATAAATTAATTAAAAATTGTCTAAATTTAGAAATCATGGATAAATTTTTGATAACTTTAAAACAAATTGAAAATAATGAAATTAATCAACACGAAGCATCATATATTATTGGTGAATATTTAAAAAAAATATATATTGATAGTGCTTTATTAGAAGACAAAAATAAAAATAAACATACAAAAAAAATACAAAAAAAACCACCAGAATGTAGTGAAAAAAAAATAAATTATAAAGATTTTAAAAAAATAAATTTAAATAAAGAATAAAATATTACGTTAAAATAAATAATTAAAAACATAAATGTATTTTAAAATAATGTTTTTTTTATTATTATTAGTATTTTATATTAATAATACTATTGGTTTTTTTACACCACAAATTAAAACAACAAACGGAAATGTAGTAAAATTATATGGAACAGGTTCTCCTGTATTATTCTCAACTGGTTTATTTGGAACTATGCCAGATTTTTTTTATGGTAATTTAATTACTGAACTTAAGAAAAATAATACAATTATTACAATCAACGGCTTCTCTCCAATATCAAAAAATACAATTGAAGAAATTTGCGACACCCTTAAAGTAGATAAAATTGGTTATATTGGCCATTCTTCTTTTAATCCAGAAATATTAGATAATAGTAAATATATTAATAATGCATTATTAATAGATCCAATAAATATTCCTTCTTTTAATTTTAATGATGGATTTAATAATAGAAAAATAAATTCAGATTTTCCAATAACTATTATAAAAGCTAAAAAGTTATATTATAGCTCTAGAAGTCTACCTAAATGGCAATACCCAATCTTTAAAAAAAAAGTTCATGAAGAATATTATGAAGATGTTGGTCATCCTGATATTTTAGACAATTTTTGGGCTGATATTGCCAAATCATTAAATATTTGGGACATGGCCGAGAGAGAAAAAATGAATTATAAAGAATGGAAGCTAAAATCAAAAAACAGTATCCCTTCTATTAGAAAGAAATATATTGAATATGTCTCTCGAAGGTTTTATAATTTATAAATTAAAATGATTGAAAAATAATTTATTTAAGATGTGATTTTTTTTAGCATTTACTTTTAATCGTTTTTATATATAAAAAAAATTGATATAAAATACATAACACACCAAGTCTCTCAAGTTTATTTAGAAAGGTATGTCTAAATCTGAAGCTAAAACCGAAGAGACAACTAATGTGCCAGATACTCCTTTGACAGTCAATGGTATGTTGTTACTAGAAAATAAGGAATTATGCAAGGATAAAAATTATACCCTTTTTAGACTTGAAGATAAACACCATCCTGAACGTCATCTTTTTAAAAGTATACACCATAACCATCGCATGAAACATAAACATAGTAAGACAAGTAAGGCGCATAGTTAAATTAAGTTATTTAATAAAGACATTTTCACATATATTTTTTATAATTTTATTATTATCAATTTCTTTTGAATCTTTACTAATATTAGATAAAGATTGAACAAAATATTCTTTTTTTGTATCATCTTCTTTAAAATCAGGATTTTGTTCTTTCCAATTTTGTAATGCACCATAATTTTTATTAGATACTTTTTTTATGGCCCCTTTTATTTTTTCTTTATTATCATCTATTTCCCATTTATTATTTTCTTTTATATATAAAGTCTCATGCTTTAAATCTATACAGTGTAATGGTCTTTCATATAAACTTAAAGTATTCATTTTCTCAACAATTGCATTACTTAAACCATCGACTAAACCATTTTTCTTTGTTAAATCTAATTGATCTAATGAAATTTCAATTGATTTAATAAAATCACTCATATTTAAAGCATCTTTACATTTTTCATTTAAAAATAGATTAATATTAAAATTTTGATTAACTGTATTATTAAATGTATTATTTGTTGTATTGCCAACTTTTGGAAGTAAATCTGTTACTTGTTTTCTTAATTCTTGATTTTCTTTCATCATTGTAACAAACATTGATTTATAATTTAAATCTCCATCATTAATATTATTATCATTAATATTATTATCATTAATATTATTATCATTATCATTATTATATTCATTATTATTTACATTATTATTATCTTTTGTTTGTTTATAATTACATTTCTTCTTATGAACACTTAAACTTTGACGATGTTTATATTTTTTTCCACAATCACATGTAAATTCATTTGAAAAAATTTCTGCGCTTTTTTGCGTTTTTTTGTCAACATTTGTCAACAATTTATGTTTATCGGTTAATAAATGTCTTTCATAATCATATTTTCTAGACGTAAAATAATCACATATTATACATTTGTATTTATCTGGGTTTTTTTCGCGGTTTTTTGTCAACATTTGTCAATATATATATGTTGACATAAAAAGCGTTAAAATTGTTTTTTTATAATTTTTTCAAAAAAATAAAAATTTGAATTTTTATGAAAAAATAAAATGATCCCTTTTATGATAATAAAATAAAGAATAATTTTTTTAACGAAAAAAAAAACACAAAAAAAAATTTGCAAAAAAATTTTGAAAAATTTTTAAAAAAATCATTAAATTTTAAAAAATAATTTTATTTTTTTTTTATTTTTTTTTTTGTTATTTTTTATTTTTTTTTTTTCTAACGATTTATCGTAACACATATTTTTCTATGTGCATATCCCCCCATAATTTATTTTTATTCACAATAAATCTCTCTTTTATTGGAATTTGAATAATAACCCATTAAATATCCTGTGTTAAAACCTGAATTATTATTTATATTGTTATCTGAAATAATAATTAAAAATATTATAATAATTATAAATAAAATTATATATAAAAACATTTGAAAATTGGAAAAATCATTAAGCGGAACAATCGTTAAATATAATCTTGACTCTTCATCTTTACTATCACATGAAAATTGATAATAGAAATCTGCTAATTTATTTTTTGAATTATATGTTTTCTCATAAATGGCTTCTGGTTTAATTGTAAAAACTTCTTTATTATTAATACCTTTTTCTTTATAAACTACGTATTCATTTGGTAATGCATAATGATTGCAATAATGAACATTTTTTCCATAATCTAGACAATGAACGTTTTCTTTTTTAAATCTAATAACATCAAATTGACAGTCATTTCGTATAACATTTTCTCTCATTTCATATGGAAATGCTGAAAATGTTGTAAAATACAAAAGTAACATAGTTTAATTTAAATTTAAACATATTATTATTTATCAATTTTTTTTATTATTTTTGTTATTATTAAAGGTTTTGATGAATGACTTTCAGACATTTGAATACTTTTCTTAATTATTTCAACTTTTTCATTTTTAGAGCTTGTTTTACTATTATCTATTCGTAATGGTGCCTTTTTAATAATATAATTATTTGTGGATGAAAAACGTGCAAATAAATATTTTTTTTGAAAATTATTTAATAAATTTTTATATAGATTATAAACTAACATAATATAAATTATAATAATGTAACATATTTATTTATTTTTTTTTTATAATTTTTAATTAAAAATTGATATTTTTAATTAAAGTTATAATAATAGTATTTTTATATGACATATACTTTATTAATTGTAGAATCTCCTGCTAAATGTCAAAAAATAGAAAATTTTTTAGGTCCTGGATATAAAGTTATTGGAAGTTTTGGTCATATTACACATTTGTCAAATTTAAAACAAATTGACTTTAAAAATAATTATAAACCAAATTTTGATATTATAGAATCTAAACAAAATCAAATTAATAAAATTAGAAAAGCAATAAATAGTGCAAATGAAATAATTTTAGCAACAGATGATGATAGAGAAGGAGAAGCCATTGCATGGCATATAGTTCAAGTTTTTAAATTAGATTTAATTAAAACAAAAAGAATAGTTTTCAATGAAATAACTGAAAGAGCTATAAAAAATGCTTTAAAGAATCCAGTAACTATTAATATTGATCTTGTATATGCACAACAAGCACGTCAAATTTTAGATTTATTGGTTGGTTTTAAAATTAGTCCATTATTATGGTCACATATAACATCCAATACAAAAAATAGTTTAAGTGCAGGAAGATGTCAAACTCCTGCACTAAAATTAGTATATGATAATTATTGTGAAATAAATAATTCTCCTGGAAAATTAAGTTTTAATACCAATGGATTTTTTACATCTAAAAATATTTGTTTTACATTAAATAATAATCATAATTCACATGAAGATATTAATAATTTTTTAGAATTATCAAAAGATTTTAAACATATTTTAAGTCATGATAGTGAAAAAAATGTTACAAAATCTCCACCAACACCATTTACTACATCTTCTCTACAACAAGCTGCTAATAATAATATGCATATAAGTCCAAAAGAAACTATGTCATTGGCTCAAAAATTATATGAAGGTGGTTATATTACATATATGAGAACTGATAGTAAAGTCTATAGCGAAGAATTTATAGATAAAGTAAAAACCTATATTGAAAAAAATTATAATGATGAATATATTAGCAAAAATATAGAAAATTTAATTCAAAAACTATCAAATGAAAATGACGAAACAAATAAATTAATAGTAGAAAATAAAAAAGAATCTAAGAAAATAAGTAAAAAAAAAGAAAAAGAAAATCTAGCGCAAGAAGCACATGAAGCAATTAGACCTACAAATATTTCAATAGAATCAATACCTGATGATGAAGATGTTTATACATCAAAACATAGAAGATTATATAAAATAATTTGGAAAAATACATTAGAAAGTTTAATGAGTGATGCAATTTATAATCAATTAGTAATTAAAATAACTGCACCTAATGAATTATTTTATAAATATACATCAGAAGAAAATATATTTCCTGGGTGGAAAGTTTTAGAAGGCGCAGATAGTGATAAATTTCATACATATTTAAAAAATATAAAAAATGGAGAAATAACTTGCAGAAAAATCACAAGCAAACAAACTCTAAAAGATTTAAAATTACATTACACAGAAGCAAAATTAGTTCAATTATTAGAACATAAAGGTATAGGAAGACCTTCAACATTTTCGACGTTGATTGATAAAATTCAAGAGAGAAATTATGTTAAAAAAGAAAATGTATCAGGAAAAAAAATAGAAATTATAGATTATATTTTAGAAAATAATATTATTTCTACAGAAAAAGGGGAAAAGGAATTTGGTAATGAAAAAAATAAATTAGTAATAACACAAACCGGTATTTTTGTTATAGAATTTTTAATAAAATATTTTAATGATCTATTTAATTATGATTATACAAAAATAATGGAAAGTGAATTAGACTTAATAGCAAATGGTAAAAAAGAATATTTTACCTTATGTGATGAATGCAATTCATTGATTGAGTCATTAATTTTGTCTAATTCACTTGTAAAAAATAATAATTCGACACAAGGAGAAAAATTAAATATAAAAATAGATGAAAATCATACTTATATTATTGGCAAAAATGGTCCAGTTATAAAATATAATAAACCAGATGGTTCATTAGGATTTTATGGTGTAAAAGCAAACATTGATATACAAAAACTAAAAAATTGCGAATATAAATTAGAAGAAATAATACAAACAAAAGATGATAATAATAAACTGCTTGGTTTATATAAAAACAAAGAAGTTTATTTAAAAATAGGTAAATTTGGATATTATTTAGAATATGGAGATATTAAAAAATCATTAAAAACTGTTAAAACTAATATTCCATTTAAAAATATTACATTGGAAGATGCTATAAATATTTTAGAAAATATGGACGAAAACATTAATAGTTTAGTTAGAAAAATAGATGATAATATTAGTATTAGAAAAGGAAAATATGGTGATTATATATTTTATAAAACTGAAAAAATGACAAAACCTAAATTTTATAAATTAAATGGATTTGATGATGATTATAAAACATGCACACTTTTAGCTATTAAATTATGGTTAAAAGATACATATTCTATATAAAAAAAATTATAAAAACATTTACTTATTTTTTTTTTATAAATTGAATGCACCAAAAGCCATGCAAAAGATTATCAAAAAATAGTGGTATAGATGGTAGTAAATAGTATTTACTTGGAAAAGAATAAAAATAATAATTATATAATAGAATTGGGAGTAATAAAATTCTAAAAAATAAAAAGGTAATCATAAATAAATTATTATGTAAATTATAATATTTTTTAGATACTATTTTTTTAGAAATTAAAAAAATACTAGATATTTCCCCCAAACCCAAATATGGAAAAATATTATATGCAATATTATAGTATAAATTTATTGAAACTCCAGTCAATGCTACAATATGGTGTATTTTCATATCTTTACTAATATTATTAAATAAACTATCAGTAATAAAATATTGAAAACTTAGTTTAGAAATTAAATCTCCACAATAATTATATTCTAATAAATTTGTATTGATACTATAATTTTCATTATAAAATAGAATATCATATATAGATATACATGATATTGTGCAATAAAAAAGTAATCTGTTAATATCAGGATAAAATTTAAATAATATTATATTTATAGGAGTATATATTAAAAAGTAATAATCACTCAGCATTTTATAATTATTGATTATGATATTATATTTAAATACATTATAATATCTATTTAAATATAAAATTTGTTTTTTAATAAGAATGCAAAATCAAGCATATAATTTATTAGAAACATTAAAAGTATATTATTTTATGAATTTAAAAGAATATAGTAGTTATCAAAATCTTTTTTTTGCGATTATTTTATTTATATTCACATTTTTAATGAATAATGAAGATAATATTAATAATTTTAATAATATAAGTAATAAATTTTTTTCTAAATTATCTTTTTTTTTACCAAAATGTAATACTATAATTTTAGAAGGAAAACGATGTTTAAAAGTTACTGGCTATTTAACTAAAACTGATAATTTATTCAGTAATCGTTTTGAAGCTTTTTGGTATTTTATTTCAAAAAATAATTTAAATAATGATACAATATATTGTATTCGTGAATATGCAAATAGTAGTAATATTTATGATGATTATGGTGAACCTTTAAAAAAAAATAATAGAAATAATGATGATAATTTTGATTTTAATAAAGATATTTTTATAGTCGATCAACCCAATTATTTTAAATTAGAAAATAAAATTTTTTGCAAAGTTAGTAAAAATTTTGAGAGATCAGATGAAAAAAAACAATATGAAATGGAAAATATAACAATAGAAATATATAGTTATACTTTATCTCTCAATTATTTAGTTAATTATATTGATAAATTAGATAATGAATATAGACTATTGGTAGAAAAAAAACGTAAAAATAAAAAATATATTTATACATTAGTAGGTAATGGTGATAGTGAAATGAAACATTTTGACAATTGCAGTAAAAATATTTGGGAGGAATGTGAATTTACTAGCACTAGAAAATTTGAAAATTTATTTTTTGATAATAAAAAGATCTTGATAAATAAATTAAATTTTTTTATTCAAAACAAAGAATTTTATGAATATGAAGGCCATCCTTATACATTTGGAATTGGTTTACATGGTCCTCCTGGAACAGGAAAAACTAGTATTATAAAATGCATTGCAAATAAGTTAAATCGTCATATTATAATAATACCTTTAAGTAAAATTAAAACACAAAGAGAATTCAGTGAATATTTTTTTGAGAATTATTATACACGAGATAATAATAAAAAAATTGGTTTTGATGAAAAAATTATAGTTTTTGAAGATATAGATTGTATGAGCGATATTGTTAAAAAAAGAAAACCTATGAAAAAATCAGATAGTAATGAAGACTTAGAATATTCAATTGAAAATAATAATTTGGAAAAAACAAATGTTGAAAAAACAATGATTCTTCAAAATAAATTATTAAATAAAATAGCAAAAAAAGTAGATGATGAACATGAAGAGACAATGTTAGTTGATTTCGATAAAAACAAAGATGATAAAATAACTTTATCATTTATTTTAAATATAATCGATGGTATAAGAGAAACGCCTGGTAGAATTTTAATTATTACAAGTAATAATTATGAATCACTTGATCCGGCATTAATAAGACCAGGAAGAATTGATTTAACTTTAGAAATGAAAAATGCAAATATAGATATTATAAAAGAAATATATACACATTATTATAAAGATATTTTACCAGAAGAAATAGAAACGTCTTTAACAAATGAGACAATTAGTCCTGCTAAACTAATAAATATGCGATTACAATCTAATAAAAAAGAGGATTTTTTAAATTTATTATTACAAGAAGCAAAAAACTATAGTTAGTAATTTTTTTGTGTAGATACATATTAATAAATTACAAAATATAATAATAATTTATATTTATTTATATAATAATAATTTATTATATAAATAAATATGAATTATTTTAGTTTAACATGTTTGAGTGCTATTTTTTGTAATTATTTTTTTTAGCTATTTTAACATTTTCAGGAAATATAGTTTATTTTAATTCTGCAAAAAAATCACCAAATCCAGGATTTAGTAGAGCATTATTTTCTGGATCATTAATTTTGGGTTTGACACTAATAAGTTTTTTATTTTTTTAAAGAGAAACTTGATGGAGTTAAATTGCTAGGAATATTATTTATTATAATTGGTATTATTTGTATTGTAAAAGATTAAAAATTATAATATTTAAAAAATATTATAATTTAATGATTTATTTTATTTAATAAATAATAGGCAGGAATAGCCGCAATTATATCGCCAAATGTATCTCTGGGGTCTTCTTTAAAATATTTAAAATCATTTATTATATTTGGCACCAAATAATTTTCAATAAATTCCCAACCAAAAATAATATACCAAAATTTAATAATACTCATATTATAAGGATAATATAATACAATTAAATTTGTATTTATTATGTGTATAAAAAACCAATAATCAATTATTATGAAATTATTTTCATACAATTTATATGTAAAATCAAAATCTAAACTTGTTAAAAACTTTACTATAAAAACTCCCATTGTTGGTAAAATTCCATAATCTAAAATTAGGTTATTAAATCTCATTATATCTAATGATAACAATATATTTATATTATTTTTTAAACTATAAAATTTTATCTACTAAACCTAATTCAAGAGCATTTTTTGAATTTAACCAAATATCATGATCTAATAATTTTAATAATGTTTTTTTATCAATATTACAATTATCAAGATAAATATCAGTAATAATAGACATAAATAAATCAACATTATAATTTAAATCTTTTACATCTAACACTGTAGAAACTGACTGTTCATTTAATTTAACTCCATGAATCATCATTAATGAATTTTTATATATATATCGCTTTTTACCAACCACACTAAGTAAAGTTGCAGCAGATGCAGCATAACCTCTTACATATGTATGAATATCAATATCATAATTTTTAATTTCATCTACTAATGCCAGTGTCGGTAATAATGAACCACCTGGACTTTGTATAAAAAGATTAATACAATCTGGGTATTCTTCATGTTTTAATGATAATTGTCTATGATGATCAAGTGCTTGAGTTAATTGCATACAAGATTCATCTGTTATAGCGCCATTAAAATAAATATTATTATTAATTTTATTGCTTGTTTCATTTAGCAAAATTTTTGAATGTCTATTGTTAAAATTTGTATTAGCTAATAATAATGTATTTGTTATTAGTGAGCGTCTGGATGTTCCAAAATTAAAGCATAGTGTGGAATTTAAATTAATAATAATAAAAATTAATTTAATAACATTATACAATTGATACATATATAATATGAATTATATAAATTTATAAAAAAATTTTATAAACGCGATTTAATTAAAAAAATTTTAAGTGAGGGATTAAATTCTCTAAATTCTTTTAAATATTTTAACATTTTAAATCGACCAAGCAATACTCTTGTTTTATAGCCAAACCAATGTGCCTGTATATATTTAGTTGCCTTTTTAGCAGCTGTTTTTATTTTTCTAAAAAACATAATAAGTGATATAATATCGTGTGGTAAATCATCAAAATTCATTTATTATTTTATTATTATAATATATATGAGGACTAAAAAAAAATTATGTGCATCATGTTTAAAATTTAATTTTAATAAAACATTAAAATCAAGTAAAAAACATAAACCAAAATGGTTAAATAAAATAGATTATGTTAATAATTTTATAAATACTTATAAAAATTTTAATATAAATAATCCAATTAATTATAATAATAATTTAATTATTAATGTTGGAAAAATAAATGCAAATAAAAAGATACTGTATTGGGCATCAAATCCAAGCAATAAAATTTTAATAAATGATGCAAAAAAAAAGTTATGGTAGTTTTAATAATAGTGGCGTTGCAAAAATAGATAATAAAGGTTTTGTAAATATTAAATTTTTAACACCGCAGAATTATAAAACTATTGCAAAACATGATAAAAAAAATACAACATATTTTAGACATATACATTTTGTTTTATCTAATACTAATTGTGATTCTTGGACCAATACTATTTATACAAAATTAGTTCATAATAATTTTAAATATAAAGATTTTATTAAAAATCTTTATTCAAAAAAATATATTGTTCTAAATGTCTTACCATGCTCTGTGTATGCACAAGAACATATTTTAAATACATATAATTTACCATATAATAATATTAAAAAAATGTCGGTTAATGAATTAAATAGTTGGTTTAAACAATTAATAGAATTACATTATCCATTGTTAAAAAAATTAATCAAATATAAAAAAATAGATTATTATGAATTACCAATAATATGTTATTGTGCACATAATCAATGTAGTGCTTCAAAAATAGCAACTATTAATTTAATGAAAAAAGGATTTGTAAATGTAAGTTTATATGAGGATGGTATGAAAGGTTATAAGCAAAAAAATAAAAATTAATTTATTTTTTATATTTTTCTATATTTATATAAATAAAAAAATGCTCCAAAATTTGCTAATGCACACCACATTGAACCAAATGCACCATTTACTAATATTTTTATTAGTGGATATAAAATAAATATAACAAATATTAATAATTTCCAATTGGGGTATAAAATTAATATTGCAAATATAATAAATTCAATTATATTTATTTCTTTTGAACCCCATATAGGAGAAGAAAATTTATTATTACATAATGATTTAGAATAACCATTGAATTTAAAAAACATGTATAAAGATACTATTATACTAAGTATTTTAAAAATTAAAATATTGTTAGCTACAAAATTATTATATAATAATTGTAGAGAAAGTATTGTAGGTATTATTAATGATGTTACTATGTAATTAATTATATTTTTTTTCATTTTAATAAACCATAATATTGCATCTGCTAATTGTATACTAGAAAAAATCATCAAAAAAATAACGTTTTGTTTTTGTTTTTTATTTAGATCTTTATTTAACAAATATAATGAAATAGACCAACTTATAATAAAAGTTCCAATACTAATTTTAAAACTAAAACACATAATTATATTATTATAATATAATTATGTTCTCTCATTATATTAAATATAATTAATATGAAAAATTATGATATAATTATAATTGGAGGTGGAATATCCGGAATATATAGTATGTATAATTTAAAAAAAAAATATCCAAAACTAAAAGTTTTATTACTTGAAAAAGATGATAGATTTGGAGGTAGAATATATACACATTTTGAAAAATTCAATGATCAAATATATAAGATGGATTTAGGTGGTGGAAGATTGGGATTTCATCATCATAGAATTATGAATTTATTAGAAGATTTAAAGTTAAAACATGAAATTATTCCTATAACAAATACTGAAAATTATATTGAATATGACAAAAAAACAAATAGTGCAAGTAATAAATCTAAAGAAAAACGTGTAATAGTTGATTTATTATATAATTTTTTCAATAGCGCAAAAGTTACTAATTTAAGTCATAAATTTTTGAAGAGATTGAATTTGATTGAATTATTTTCTAAGTTTTTTCCAAAGAAAATAAGTGAAATTATAGAAAATTCATTTGAATATAAATGCAAATTAAAATACTTTAATGCAAATGATGCTGTATATTATTTTAAACATGATTACAATAAATATAGTAAATTCTTTGTTTTAAAAAGCGGATTAAATATAATTATTGATAAGATGTTAAGCAAAATTAAAACTAATAAAAATTATGTTTTTAAAAAAAATAAAAATGTAAAAAACATAAGTTATGATTTTGAGAGGAATCTATATAAAATAAATTATAATAGTAAAAATTCTACTCATAATGTTTATTCTAAATTTATTATTTCTGCTTTACCAAGAAAAGATTTAGTTAAATTTGATATTTTATCTCCATTTATGAATGATTTAAATAGTATTAATGAAATAGCAAAGATGCGTATTTTTGAAATATATGATACAAAAACGAGAGAAGCGTGGTTTAAAGATTTACCAAAATTATCTACAAATGAAGAATTACAATTTGTACTGCCTATTGATCCAAAATCAGGTCTTATTATGTCTTCATATAATGAAAATCTCTCAACTGATAAAAATTATTGGTTAAATTTATACAATAAAAGTCAGAAAGATTTTAAAAGTATATTAAATAAAAAGTTAAATAATATTTTCAGTGTTTTTAATATTGCAGTTCCACAAAGTATATATGTTAAAATGCACTATTGGTCTATGGGTGTTGCTGCTTGGAAGAAAAATGTAGATTCTCAATATACTTCTCAAAAAATATTAAATTTAATGCCTAATTTTTATATTTGTGGAGAGAATTATTCACAATATCAAGCATGGTGTGAGGGTGCGTTAGAAACATCAGAAGAAGTAATAAATAAAATTTCTTGTATTTTAGATAATTCAAAACATAATAAAACAAAAAAAAATAAATAATATTATAAAATAAATGAATAAAACAATTTGGAGTTATTGGGATGATAATAATAATAATAATAATGATAATTTAATAATAGAAAATTGTATAAAAACATGGTATAAATTTAATAATTCTTGGAATATTATTATTTTAAACAATGATAATATAGAAGACTACGTAAAAAATATACCAAAAGAAATAAAAAATTTTTCAATACAATCAAAGACAGATTATTATAGAATTTATTTATTATATAATTATGGTGGTGCTTGGTTAGATATATCAATTTATTTGAATATTTCGTTAGATTATTTTATAAAAGATAATGAAAATAAATGTATTTTATTTACAGAGAAATTTGATAATAGTAATAATAATGTTTATTGTAATTGGATGATAATATCTTTATATAAAAATAATTTGGTTTTAAAACATTGTTTAAATGAATTTTATGAATATATCAAAGATTCTGAAATATTTATAAATAATTGCAAAATGAATGATAATAATATTTTTTTAATATATAGCAATTGGTGTAATAACTTTAATAATTATATAAATGAAATGGATAAATCAACGTATATAAATACTTACTTTTATTTTTATTTAATTTTATTAAAAGTTATAAATAGTAAATTTTTAAATAGTAATATGATTTTTTCATTTGATGCATTAAAATATGGAAGATATCATAAAAAATTTTCTAATAATTTTCAGAATATAATAGAATTTTTTAAATATATAGATATAGAATTTAATAATTTTATAAAATTAGGTAGTGTTGAAAGAAGATTAATAAATAATATTGTGAAAAATCATGATTATAATAAAAATAGTTTTATAGATAATTTAATATCTTTTTAATTTATAATTATTATATAATATATATTAAAAAACAATATTATATAATGAAAAATATAAAAAATAAAACATTAAAAATTTGCTCTTTAAAGCCATTAACTGGTTACAATAGAGATGGTTATTGTCGTTCTACAATTAGTGATTACGGAAGTCATTTAATATGTGCCAAAATGGATAAACGATTTTTAGATTACAGCGCGTCAAGAGGAAATAATTTACGTAGTGTTGTTAAGGAAGGAGAGAATTGGTGTTTATGTCAAGATAGATATTATGAAGCATATAAAGCAAAAAAAGCACCTAAAGTAATAAAAAATGCTACATCTATTAAATTAAAACCATATATAAAAAATGTGATTTCTAAAGCAACAAAAAAACAAAAAGCTGGAAAACTATTACCTAATTTGAGAAAATTATCAAAAGAAAATAAAAAACATATTTATAAATTATATGACCCTCAGCACAAAAGAATTTTAGCAATGGAAGAAGGAATACATCAAAAAAAAAATAAAACAAAAAAAGATAAAATTAAGGCGGCAAAAATGAAAAAAGCAAGATTTAATGTATTACGATTATATAGAAAAAATAATGATAAAAAAGGATGTAAAAATTTTACAAGAGATATGAAATATCTTGATAAAAAATATAATTTGGGAAATACTAAAAATATATGTTAATTTACCATAAATAAATATGGCTTAAAATTTTTGCATTATAATAACCATTTGATTTTTTTTTTTCTAACGCGATTGCCTCGCCTCTTTTTTTTGTTCCTGAATGTCTAGAAAAATAATTTTGCATTCGTTTTCTTGTATTATGATTTTTATGAGCATATAATTTTAAAGGAGTTCTATCTTTATATTGAGGATAATCTGAAGCCCCAAAATGAATTTTTCTAATTTTACGAGTTTTTTTATCTTTTACAAAAGCAGTATATTTTTTTTTATGTGGTCCTTTTTCAAATTTTATTATAGTTTCTTTCATTAATATAATATTATAAAAAAAATATGATTTTATAAATTAAGTAAAAAAATTGATTTAACTTAGTATTGCTTTTTTTAATTGCATTTAATAAATGGCTTTATATCCAAAGATAGATGATGAATCGATTTTGTTAGATAATGAATGTAAGCGAATGTTGCGGAGAACAAGTAGAAAAATAATAATAGATGAAGTATTAGAAAAATTATTTAATGAAAAAAAAAACGATGAAATTAATTTAAGTGAATCAATTAAAAATTCACCTAAAAATAAAATTTCTTTATATGAGTTAATTTTATCTGTACTGGGATGTTATAAATAAATTTTTATATGATATAATTATATTTTAATATATTACACCGACCAACATTTAAAATGAAACAAAAATGTTTCAAAAAAATAGTTTGGTGATGTAAATGCACTCTCTGGAATATTTTACTATCCCTCAAGCCGAATACCATTTGACCCCTCTAATGAGGTATTGGTATTTTTTATTAAATCGTAACCTCTACTATATCTATTAGGTCGTATTCCATCTGTCATAAATGAATTAAATATTTTTGTATCATTATCCCTAATAATTTTATTAAATGGAACTTTGATACAATTATATTTATCTGGTGGTTTTTTCTTTTTCACCATTATATATATTTTATAATTATTTTATTTTTAAATATTTTACGCATAAAGTATTTAAATTTATAAAAATTGATTTAAAAATTTAAAAGATATATTATGAATAATGCCTCAAAAACTAACCAGAGAAATTTTTATAAAAAGATCAAATATAATTCATAAAAATAAATATGATTATTCTAAAGTTGAATATAAAAACTCTCATACAAAAGTAACTATAATTTGTCCTATTGAAAATCATGGTGATTTTTTAGTAACTCCATCACATCATATGAATAGTCAAACTGGGTGTTGTAAATGTAGTGGTAATCATAAATATACAACACTAGAATACATAGCAGAAGTAACAAAAATTCATGGTGATAAATATGATTATAGTAAAACAATATATGTTAATGCACATTCAAAAATAAAAGTCATTTGTCCAATACATGGTGAATTTGAATTAAAAGCGTGTTCACATTTAACGCTTAAAACTGGATGTAGTAAATGTGTTGGATGTTATAATTATACACCACAAGAGTATATAGAAAAATGTAAAGTAATTCATGGTAATAAATTTAATTATAGTAAAACAGAATATACTATTAGTCGTAATAAAGTAATAATTATATGTCCAATACATGGTGAATTTGAACAATTACCTAGAACACATCTTGAATCATTAACCGGTTGTCCAGATTGCTCAAATGAAATTTATAAAAATAAATCAGGAACATATGAAGAATTTATAAAATTAGCGAATGAAAAGCATGGAGATACATATAATTATTCCTTAGTGAAGAAAGATTTTATTAACTTTAAATCCATTATTGAAATAATATGTAAAACACATGGTATATTTAAACAAGTAGCCGGTAACCATTTCCGTGGTAATGGATGTTCAGAATGTTCAATTTATAATAGAACAGTTGATACAGATATTATTATATCAGAATTTACAGAAATACATGGGGATAGATATGATTATTCAAAAGTTGATTATATAACATGTAAACACAAAGTTATAATTGGGTGTAAAATACATGGTGATTTTGAACAAAATCCTCAGTGTCATAGAAGTGGTCAAGGGTGTCCAGAATGCTCAGTATTTAATAGAAAAGTTGACACTGATATTTTCATAGAAGATTCAAGAAAAATACATGGCAATAAATATGATTATTCTAAAGTAGAATATACAAAAAATAAAAATAAAGTAACTATAATATGTCCAAAACACGGCGATTTTGAACAAGAAGCTCTCTCTCATAAACGCGGATTTGGATGTCCTCGTTGTGCAATTACCCAGACATCAAAGCCAGCAATTTTATGGTTATCATATTGTGGATTAACAAATGAAATACAATATAAAGTTGAAAAAGATGATGGGGAATATTTAATTCCAGATACAAGATATAAAGCAGATGGATATTGTAAAGATACAAACACCATTTATGAATTTCATGGTGATTTTTGGCACGGAAATCCTAAAATATATGATCAAAATAAAATAAATCCTAGAACTCAAACTACATTTGGAACATTATATGAAAAAAAAGAAAAAAAGAAAACAATATTGATTAGTAAAGGATATAAGTATGTTGAACTATGGGAAAATGAATGGAATAAGGCAATTAAACTAGTTAAATATATTCAAAGAAAATGGAGAAATACGAATTAGTCTTTAATATAATAACTATAAATTATTCCTTCTCTTTATCTTTCCGTTTTACATAAGCTCTATGTCTGTATTCTTGTAGTTTTTCATTAGGTAAATTTTTTAATCTATCATTTGATTTTTTTATTATTTCTTCTTTATTATTTTCATAAAATTTTTTATTTCTTTCTGGATTAGTATATTTTTTTAATTTATCTTTTAGTTCTTGAATTTCTGATTTTAATTTTTCAATTTGTTGTGATTGTTCTAATTCTAAATCAGTCATTATTATACTTATAATCTAATAAATTTTTAAATATATTAAATTATAATATATGTCAAAACATCATACCGAAGATTATAAATTAAGTGCAGTAAAATATTATTTAGATAATGATATTGATATGCGTGAAACATGTGAGATATTTAAATGTAGTTATGTATCATTATATAGATGGATTAAACGATATGAAAAACAGGGAAATATTAAACGCAAACAAACAAAAAAGAAACCATATAAAATTACAGATGAAATAGAAAAATATGTATTATCTTTAGTAAAAAAGAATATAAATATTACATTATGGGAATTATCTAAATTAGTAAAACAAAAATATAAAATATCATTAACCGATATTTCAATATATAGAATTTTGAAAAAGAATAAAATTACTAGAAAACGTGTAAGAAGTAAATATTATCCAGAAAAAAGAGAAGGTCAAGAAAAAACAGATATAGAAACTTTTTATAAAGAATTAAAAAAATATAATTATAAAAAAACAATTTGTTTAGATGAAACAAGTATATATCTAAATATGACACAATCATATGGTAGAAGTAAAAGTGGAACTCGTGCTATAAAAAAAACTAATACATACCCATTTAAACGATATAATTTATTATGTGCAATTTCATATAATAAAGTAATTGGTTGGACATTGTATGAATATGTAAAAGGAGGGTTAAAAAAAGAACATATACTAGATTTTTATAATCATTTTATAAAAGATAAATATAAAAACCATTTGATAATAATGGATAATGCACGAATACATAAATCCAAAATAATAAGAGAAACTATAGAAAAAAGTGATAATTATTTATTATATACTGTTCCTTATAATCCACAAACAAACGCAATAGAGGAGTTTTTTAGCCAATTAAAACATTATATAAAAAAACAAAGTCCGCAATCATTTAATGAAATTTATAAAATAATAACCAATATAATAAATACAAAAATTAAATCTAAGCATCTAGAAAATTATATAAAACATTCTTTTAGAATTTATACCTAACATTTTTGTTTCATTTTAAATGTTGGTCGGTGTAATTATGAATACTAAAAAAAAATTAAGTTATAAAAAAAAATCTAAAAAATCAGGTAATAAAAAACTTAGATGCGCTGAAATATTAGGAGAATGTTTTAGATGTTTGGGTGATGAAGAATTTATGAATAATAAAGGTTTAATTTTTAAGACACAAAATAAAATACCAAATGAATATTTAGATGCTGAATATAATGATGGTTTTAAATCAAAACATATTTTAAAAAGAGATGAACCGGATACAATATCAAAAAAAAAATCAAGAAAAAAAATAAGTATTATACCAAAAAGTATAATTTCAATAGCAACAAAAAAAAGAAGTATAATACCAAAAAGTATAAAACCAAGAAAAAATTTATACATGCATTATAAAAAAATGTTTACTAAAAATAAATCACTTCCAAAAATAAGTGAAAAACAAGCTCAAACTATGCTTAGTTTGATTCCCGAATTAAAAAAACAAAATAAAAGCGACAAAGAAATAGGTAAAAAAATTGCAGAATCAATATTACAAAGTAGTTTAAAGACTTAAATATTAAATAATGTAATTTATGTATTTAATTCCATTAGTTAGAACATGTAGAGCAATTACAGCATGTACAATTTTACCAAACGATCCATTATTTGCAATAACAATAAGTGAAATAACTAGTTATACAATACCATTTATAAATAACTCACCGCTAAATGCAATAAACAATATGTTTTTATTTTTATTTTATTTTTATAATTATAATGATTCAGCAATAGACATAATGGATCAATTCAAAAATAAATATATTTTGAATTATAAAATAGAAAGCATAATTATTTTAACTTATTTAATAATATATTTTTTATATTTTAATAGTTTAAATGGAAGTTATTAATAAATTTTTTTTTTCAAGTTTAGCAGCTGCATTAGTTCAAATTAATTTTTTTATCGTCACATTTATACTAGATAAATTTGTTAATTCAGAATTATCAAATTTAATTGGTTTAATAGTAGATTTAATATTAGATTATATATTTCAGCAATATGTATTTATGAAAAAAATAGTATTTAATGGTTCTATAATTATAAAATATTTATTATCTGAGTTTTTTGGAATATCTTTAAATCAAATATTATTTACTATATATAATAGAAAAATTCATAAAAAAAATTATAATTATACTGTAGCTAGAATAGTTATATCTATATTAATATTTACTTTATTTATTTTTCCTACAAGAAATTTTTTTGTTTATAAATAATAAAAAATGTTAAAACAATTTATAAGATTAAAATATACAAAAACTTTGATTGATCATTTTGAAAAACCAAAAAATGTAGGTAGTTTTAATAAAAATATTAAAAATATAGGAACTGCTATAGTGGGTGCGCCTGCTTGCGGTGATGTAATGAAATTGCAGATCAAAGTAAATCCAATAACAAATATAATAGAAGATGCAAAATTTAAAACTTTTGGTTGTGGTTCTGCAATAGCGAGTTCATCATATGCAACTGAATATATTAAAAATATGAATATAGAAGATGCAAAAAATGTAAGTAACAGTACAATTGCAAAGCATTTAAAATTACCTCCAGTAAAATTACATTGCTCAATGTTGGCAGAAGATGCTATTAAAAATGCAATAAATGATTATAAAAATAAATTATAAATATTTTATTTATAAAATACATAAATAAAATGTTTTCGAAAAAGTTATTTAACGTAATAAAAAGTAAAATTCCAAAAATTTCATCGACAGAATTAATTGCATTACGCAGTGGTAATACATCATTAGATAGAACAATTTTACAAGGTTATTTAAAATTTCCACAAAAGAAAAAATTAAATAATAAATTTTCAGAGAATAAATTAAATGATAGACAATATAAAATTAAATATATTAAACATTTATATAATTATTATAATATTAAAAATGTTTTTAAAATATAGTAATCAATTAAATGCTATAAATAGTATTAATAGGAAACATTTGGATTATAATTTAATTTATAAACCATCAAATTCAGAAATAATATTAGTATCGTCTATATTACTAGAAACTTTATCTACTGCATGTTTAAAAAAAACCCTAAATAATAAAATTTGGTTTTTTCCTGTTTATTCAGGATATGGATTAAGTTTTTATTTATTTCCAAAAGCATTGTCTAGTTTTTCTTTGAGTAGTGCATATTCTATATGGTGTGGATTAGGAATGATTTTAACATTTTTAATAGATAAATTAATTTATAAAGAATTAATTAGTTATAAAAAAATATTGGGTTGTTTTATTATTATTTATGGAATAAAATTAATTAAATAAAAAAATGAATAAAGTATATTTTAATATTTTTTTATATAAAAATATATGTTTACAAATTCATTAAATTATAATATTACATTATTTAATTGCGATAGAAGTTTACATGATGGCGTGCCAAAAGAATATTATTATATAAAAAATAAAATTTTTAATGATTGGGAAATTCCACCATGGGAATTATTTATATTTAATAATAGATTATTAGGAGAAGGATCATTTTCAAAAGTATTTTTAGCAAAATGGAGAGGAACATTTGTAGTAGCGAAAGTTATAAATCCCGAAATTTGCGCTAAGGAAAAAGAATTAGTATTGAGAGAAATTGAAATTATGACTAAATTACATCATCCAAATATAGTTCAATTTTTAGGATATATTGATAATCCATTTATTATTATAATGGAATATATACCAAATAATGATTTATTAACATTTATTAATGAAAAAAAATTAAAAAAATCTGAAAAAAAAACTATAATGAAAGATATTTTACAAGGATTAGCTTATATACATAATAGAAAACCAGTAGAATTAATTCATAGAGACTTAAAACCTACAAATATTTTATTAACTAATTCAAAAGTTGCAAAAATAACAGATTTTGGTTTATCAAAATTTAATAAAAAAAATTCAAATCAGGAAAATTTGAATATAGTGGTAGATAATAATTTTTGTAGTAATGATTTAACGAATGATGTAGGTACACAAAGATATATGGCACCAGAATTAAAAAATAATAATTTTAAATATACAAAAAAAATAGACATATATTCTTGTGGAATATTATTATATGAAATGTTTGAAAATAAAAGATATAATCCGAATGAAAATTTTAAATGGTTTTATACTCCAAAAAAGATTAAACAACTAATATTAACACAAATGTTAAATGAAGATCCAAATTCACGCGGTGATGCACTGTCTATTTTAAATTTATACAATACTTTATAAAAAATTGATAAAATATAAACATAATATTTATATATTAATAAATATTATGAATAATAAATTAGAAATAATTTATGGACCAATGTTTTCTGGAAAAACTACAAAGCTAATACATTTATATAATGAAAAAGTAAAAGAATTTGGACAAGATAAATGCATCGCTTTTAATTACGCATTAGATAAAAGATATTCTAGTAAAAGTGAAATTGTTTCACATGATGGTTTACGTATAAATTGTGAATTGTTATTTGATATAAGAGATTTTATAGATAATCCAAATAATAATGCAAGATTAAAAAATATAAATTATATTTTTATTAATGAAGCACAATTTTTTCCGGATTTATTGAATATTATTTTATTTATAACTAATGTTTTAAATAAGAATGTAATTTTATGTGGTCTTGATTTGGATTTTAAAAAGAACAAATTTGGTGAAATTTTAGATTTAATACCATTTTCAAATAAAATACATAAAATGACTGGTAAATGTAATACAAATAACTGTAACAATCCATCGATTTATAGTTATTTAACAATTAAATATAATAGTCAATTATTGATTGGAAATGATGTTTATATTCCATTATGCGAAGATTGCTATAATTTAAAAGAAATTAAATAAGTTTATTATATAATAAATATATAATAAGCAATGTCTACCAATATAGATATGAAATCATTAACAGAATATAGAGGAATTTTTGGAATGGGAATAAGTACTAATTATTATTTAGATTTATTTAATCTAAGTGTTTTAGCTTTAGCAGGATTATTAATAGTTTATTTTTTTAAGGAAAAATTTTCGGGAGATGGAAATAGTGGACCTGCTCGAGTAACAATTTGGGGATTAGGTTTAACAACTTTGGCAGTTTTTTTAATGATTTTTATTAGTATTAGTGATAAAATAAATATTAAAGATAAACAAAAATCAAATATAATACAAATAATTTTAAATGCATTATTAAATGATGCTTTACCAATAATAATTACTTTTATTTTATTAATATATTTTATATATTTAAATTTTGTTTTTTATAAAAAAATAAATAAAAATAATGTTTCAAATACTTATGATCAATATAATTTTTATTCAATGATTATTTTTGCTATTCAGATTATATTAATTTCAAAATATTTATATGGTTCAATAGGTAAAAGATACGGAAGTACTTCTTTAACAGAAACTACTGCAAAAAAAAATGAGACAGCAATAGTAAAAAATCTTGGTATTATTTTAGGAACTATAAATTTTTTATTTATAATAATTATGCACATTTTGTTGCAATATTTTTCGACTGATGGATAAAAAATTATAATAAAAGATCAATAGCTTTATTTACATAATAAATTTTAAATGTTATTCCATATTTATCTTTTGTTTCCCATATTCCAGAAATTTTAATAATAAATACATTACTTAATGTTTCACTTTTAAAATTTAATTCTTCATTTATTTCATCATAGTTTGATGTATATTTAAAATTATTAGATTTAAATATTTCTGTTATTTTGTAT